CTATTATACAGCCTTCAGGAGCAGCACAAGTTGCTCCAGCTGCATATGCGACAGGAGCTTTTGGACTAGATTCAGATGCTAATATGCAAGCGTTATATGATTTAGTAGTTGCAATGAGAACAGCATTAGTAAATGTTGGATTGATGAAAGGAGCTGCGTGATGAAATTGAAATTGATACAGATCGTAAATGGTTACTTTGCTTTACAACAAAGTATTACGGAAAAATTACCTACTAAACTTTTGTTTACTTTGTACCGTAATATGAGATTGTTACAAACAGAAGCGGAAACATTTGAAAAAGTTCGTCTTGATTTAATAAGAACGAAATATGGAGTCAAGCAGAAGGACAAAGACGAATATGAAGTACCACCAGAAAATTTGGGAGAATTCTCAGTTGAAATGACTAAGTTAGGTGAATCAGAAGTTGAATTAGATATAAAAATTATTGTTCTTGAAGATTATGAAGATTTTCGACTATCTTTGATGCAACTTACCATGTTGGAATGGATGTTTGTCTTACCAACAGATTAATTTGGAGTACAGTGAACATAATCGAAATAATTGGAATACCTATTAAGTTGGTAATTATATTCTTTGGTATAAAGGGTGTATTAGATACTGTTAGGTGGTTAAAGCTGAACAAAAATTATTCTTATGCTTGGATAAAGATTGCCTCAGCTGTTGTGCTTGGATTGACTTCTATAACTTATTCTTATTTATTGGTGAGGACATTTATTCCTATGAGTACAAGTGAGATTTATTGGTTTGGAGCAGTTCCTATTAGAATTTTGATTACACTGTTTACAGTTGTGATGGCGACAGGTGCGAACGTAAGAAACATACACAGGAGATAAATAATGGAATCTAACACAACAGTAAGCATTGTAAAAGAATGGATAGGGATTATACTGCTGTTAGTATCCCTCTTGTCGTCTGGTGCCTTGTGGTTGAAGTCTAGGAAGATGGATAAGTACACCATCAATAAAGAGAAATTCCAAGCGAAGGGAGAAGAACTTACTTATACTGAGAAACTTGAGAAAACTCTTGAGGAACTTAGGAATGACATTACAAGAATTCAGGATGAGCAGAAGAAAACAACTCAGACTGTTGTCTATCTTAAGTGTCAAATAAAGAATTATCAAGCCTTGATCAATGCCTTGGTTGGTCAATTACAAAAAGCAAATATAGCTCCTACCAAGATGGAAGATGTAAAAGTTGCCGATTGTGAGGAGTTGATTATCCCATGAAAGTATATCTAGATTTGTGGCAAGCTAATAAGATTATCAATTATGAAGCCATTGCTGGTCACATAAATGGTGTTTGGTTCAAGTTGGTTGATGGAGATAATCCTAAAGATCCTCTATTTGATGAGCAATTTGGAAAGTCTTTAGGAATATTTCCAAGAGGTGTTTATGCCTTTCCAAAATCAGAGTGGTCTCCAATACGTAATTATGACAGAATAATGGCTTTGTATCCAGCAAGGGACGGTGAATTACCTTTCTTACTGGACATGGAGAAGGATAACATAAAACCTCCACGACAACAAGCTGACGAATTGCACGAATTGTTGACAAGAATTGATACAGCACTTGATAGATTATCAATAATTTATACCTTTCGTCCTTGGTGGGAGCAGAATATAGCACCAGCTGCACCCGGTTGGTGTTGGAATCACGAATTTATGTTAGCACAACACTTGTATGCAGGTGGTAGGTCAATCAAGAAGTTGTCTGACATTGAACCGTGGGTTGTTAAATTACTTGGTGGAATAAGTGGCGGTTGGGCTGAGATGTTACCTTATGGTAAGGTACCACACTATATGCAAGTTCTTGGTCCAAGAGCATTAAATCTCAAAGAGATTACCAAAGACATTGACGTAATAGTAGAGAGAAATTCTGAAGTGGAGGACACAATGAAAATGTTTTATCCTGTTGATGAGGGTGTGTTTACAATCTCACAAAAATTTGGTGAGAATCCACAATGGTACACTCAATCCAAAGGGCATAATGGTATCGATTGGGCAACTCCTGTGGGAAGTAATGTTTACTGTGCTATGGACGGCATAGTAGTTGTCTCTGAAGACAGAAAAGAGAAGACCGGGTACGGACGTCAGATACGTATACAATGTGCGAATGGTATTACGCTTATCTATGGTCATCTGACTGAACGTTTGGTAAAGGTTGACGACATTGTAACAGGTAAACAGCTTATTGGTAAAACAGGTGGGGCAACGTCTGATCCATATTCTGGTTATTCTACGGGACCTCATTTACACTTTGAGATAAGACTGTCATCTGGAGCACCACAAGTTCCTGGAGGTTATGCTTATGGTGCAATTGATCCTGAACCTTTATTGGTCAGTCATGATTATGGTGGTGAAGAAGCCAAACCACTTTATCTTGTAAGGACATTGATTTCCAACCTAACAGTAAGAGCAGGAGCAGGCAGACACGCTTCTGTCTTACGTAATGCTGGTTTAGGTGAGTTCAATGTGTACGAAGAACGTACCATTGGAGGCGAGAAATTTGTCAGGATTTCCAAGCTGCTGAATGAGTGGATCAACATAACCTATCCAGAATATGTTATAGTTGTCTTACCCAGTGTGCCTGAAGAACCTATCGAGTTTGTTAAGTGGATTCAAATGTTGAGTGATTGGGCAAAGACACAAGGGTTTTCAGCTCCAGAACTCAAGCATCCTATTCCAGGAGAGTGACATATAAGCTAAACAAGTTGTATTGGTTATCAGTCAGATTGTGCTTGAGAAAGGAGTACGTATGTTCAATGAAATTGTTGTGGAAGTAATAGCATTAGCAGGATTTGCTGCGTTGGTAGCATTACTGGTTAATGTCGGCAAACTGATCGGGTTTATCAAGGACGGTGACGCTGTGAAGTGGAGTGGTGGTCTCAACTTGTTGGGAATCCTCGCTCTGTTTATCACACGTCTCTTCTTGCCTACTTTTGATGTCAGTGGCATTGATCAAACCCTATTAACTATTGCTACGATCGGCACATATGTCCTCAGTTACGTTATGTCACTAGGTATTTCCAAACTTACTCATATTGCAGTAAAGGGATTACCTGTGATCGGTAAATCGTACAGTCTTGAAGCAAAATCAGTTGCGTGATTGTGGGGAGGTTGGAGTAATCTGACCTCCCTGATAGCTATTATCAAACTCATTCATGGAGTCAAATTTGCCAGTAATTGTTGTTCTCAAAGGTGGAATTGGAAGTGGACACTTCGGTCATCGTGGGAGACCTGGTGAAGTTGGTGGAAGTTTACCAAGAGGTTCAAGTGTTAGAGTAATTATGCAGACAAAGGTTGATATTGGTAAATTGTCATACATAGTTACTCAAAGTTATTCAGACTGCAGGAACATACAGGATGAATATTCTAAGTACTTACAAAGTAAGGGAATCTCGGAAGAGGTTGCTGACCAAACTGCACAGTACATTACATTAGGCAATCCTGAAGAATTAGATTATTTGTACAGAAATGCAGATTGGTATACTGAGGAAATAAAACTTGAATCACACAAGTATGTGCAAAAGTATAATGATGCTGAATTAGCAGCAAAGCGTAACATTTATTTGTGGCGAGTTAAGTGGACAATAAAGGATAAAGAAGGTTATTCAACAGACATGGTACCAGTACCTCCTGAGTACTTTCACAAAGTTGGTATGAAGTATGTTACTGACACAAATGTTGTCCCAAATATTGAAAATGCTGCACATATATTGTATGATAAGTATGGGATAATGACACACAGACTTGTACCTGAGGGCATGAGTCAAGAGACATCTGATCGTTTATTATCAGATGTTGTAAAGTTAGCAAATTATGATCCAAGAATTGATACTATTTTGAAGAGTGGAGCATTACGTGCAATAATTTACGATAAAAGTGATGGTGCTGCTGCATCTGTAACAGGAAGAGATATTAGAATACACAATGAGCGATATGGATCAAGTCCTTCAGCGTTTATACATGAGCTTGGTCATATATTGGATGATTCAAGATTTTATCGTGAAGACAAGTCTAGTGATAAAAGTAGAGACATTTTACATAATGAGATATTCAATAAAGGAATGCGACCAAGCATGTATGCGTTCACTAACACCATGGAAGATTACGCTGAGTCATTTGTTAACTTGATTGTTGGTACTAATTATGAGAAATTGAAAGACAGATTAGATTACATAAGTCAAGATATTGAATTTTTGAAGAAGAATAAATTAGTGGTACCTAAGTGGTGAAAGGTATAACATGACTGTACCAAATCCAGTAATCTGTCAGCAACGAGGATGCAAATTCTTTATAGGATTCTTAGGGGATGGTATAACTCCTGTATGCTTAGCATTCCCGAATGGGATACCTGAAGACATACTGTCTGGTAAGAATTTACATACAGATAATATTAATAATGATGGTGGGTATAAGTATATCAACAAAGATCTTATCATACTCAAAGGTGGTGCTGGTAGCGGTCATCATGGACATAAGGGTAGACCAGGTGAGGTAGGTGGGAGTTTACCAAAGGGTGCATCTGCTGCTAAGAAGGTACGAGAAGTCAAATTCCTGAATGCTGATGAGGTGCCTGAAGAGCATAAGAATCAGATAAGACAGGAATTGGAAGAGTATGCTGACGAACTTGGATTTCCAAGAGACAAGATGGTCTACTTCAATTACAAAGGTTCTGCATTCATAGTTGGTGAGAATAATTATGAAACTGCTATGTCTTATCAACCTAAGACAGGAGAGATAACAGTCTTCTCAAATAGTCTGACTTATGACGAGAATGGCATTCCTCACATAAACAAGAGACTGATAGCACATGAAGTTATGCACCACAGATTTCACTTGTTTGAGAAGCAATTACACAGACAGGAAGCCTTGTTGAAGAAGTTACAAGATCCATGGGATTCTGATTCTGTCGTATTGGATAAGCAAGGAAATGTAAGACCTGAATTCATCAGTCAGTATTGGGCAATTGACATAAAACAGCGATATTATGGATATACAGAACTGCGCTCACTGTTGTACCAAATCCCAGTTACAAATTATGGTAAGTCTTATATCGAAGTAGCAAGGACGGCAAATTATGGTCTTGCTGTAAGTAATGCGATTGGTGAGAATCTTGCAGAAGTAGCAGCCTATAATGGTGATCCGAATGTGTTTATCTCAAAAAGATGGACTAATCTATACAATGAGATAAATCAAGGTTTGTATGAACACAAATTGATACCAAAGTATGTACCACTATCAAGGAGTAAGGGATGAGAAGTACTATCCTGCAAGAAGAGATTGAAGAGAAAGTTTTCCTCAACAACAAATACCAACTCGTTGAGGAAGACAAGGCAGACATGATACGCATAAGATTGAAGGATGGTCGCACTCTTTATGGTGTCGTAAACAGAGACAGACCAGACGCCAGAGTTATCTTGAAAATGGAGAAGGATTTCCAACCCAATGCCAATTAGTAAAGATAAGGTTACAATCCGCGAAGAGCAGGGCACACCTGGTGGTGTTACTTATTGGATTACCCACAATGATGATCTTGAGAGGTCAGAAACTGCTCTTTGTTTCAGGACTTTGAACGGTGTTGATAATAGAGGCAAAGGACTGCGTTGTAATCGTCCTGCTGGTATGGGTACAAGCCATTATGGTACTGGAGCCTGTCGTCTGCATGGAGGTAATACTAATATAACAGCCAGTATAAGAAGTGGTAAGAATGCAGTTGTTACAAGAGCAGTACTTCAGGACAAGATTGAGGAATTCCTAACAGGTGATTCCTCAGATTTGTCAGATTTATCAATCGAACTTGCTAGTATGCGAGCCATATTCCACGAATTTCTTGAAAACTTTCCTAATGTAGACGAAGACAATTATGGTATCGCAATATCAAGAGCTACAAAGTTGGTGGCTGCTATTGGCACACTGCTTGAGAAGATTTCCAAGATTGAGAATCGTAATACGTTGACAGCAGCACAGGCTATGTACCTTCAAGCCACAGTTGCTGATATTCTTTTGAAGAACATCTCAGACCCTGCTGTGCGTGACAGAGCAGTGAAGGAATTGACAAACCGCATGTCAGGTGTGAGCATTGGAGACAGAGTCAACGTTATCCAAAAGAATGAGTGGCAAGAAGATAATCCCTAAACAAGTTGTATTTATTATGAATAATATTATAAAGGGAGAACGATTATGTTGATGGATTCTTCAATTACATTACGCAAAGAAACTCTTCAGAAGTATATGAATCCTGTCTTCTTGGAAACTGGCACCTTCAAGGGTGGTGGTGTCAAACTAGCGTTAAGCTGTGGATTCTCAAAAATCGTAAGTATTGAGATAGATCCTACTTTACACAGTGCTGTCGATAAGGAATTTGACAGCCTTGGTAATGTGTTTATCCATTTAGGTGATTCTGTAAGGGAATTACCTTTCTTGTTACAGTTTATCAAAGATCCTATTACCTTCTGGTTGGACGCTCATATCCAAGAAAGTGCCGTCGTCGGTAATTACCCAGTACCTCTTATCCAAGAATTGGAAGTATTGAAGAAGTACCGACATGGTATGCACGATACGATAATGGTTGATGACCGTCGACTGTTTGGTAAAGGTGGTTACTGGAAGGATATTCAAGAAGCTGACATTATCATCCTCCTACAGGATATCAATCCAGATAATCAAATTATTTGCGAAGACAGTAATGCAGCTGAGAAGGACATTCTAGTCTCTTGGTACAAACTCGATGTTGGGGAATCGAATGTATAAGATGTGGCTGCTTACAACCTGGCTTCTGTCTCTCTGTGGAAGCCTCTATGCACCTCGTGGAGCGTCGTATGGACAAATTAGGTAATAATACCTCTTCGGAAGAGCAAATTGGTGAACAGATTTCCAAGATATCTTTTGCTACACATATGATTGTCCTTAAAGGTTCTACCATAGAAGGTAGAAAGTATGTGTGTGATTATCATTATAACGAATTGGTAGACGCTGAGACTCCAATTGACATACATTCTACTGTATTGCCTGATGTGAAAATACTTTGCGATTACTGTTAGGAGATAGATTATGGAAGAATATTTCCGAATTTACAGATGGACGGTGACATTACCAAACCAGGTAATAGTTTGGTATTCAACTAAATTACCTTACTTCCCTGAGGAAGAACAGTCTGTGCAATTTACAGAAGGTGCACACGGTAGTATTGTGGAATTACGTATACCAAGAAACTTTAGTGTGAGTTATTTGGTCAAGTGTTTGAATGGTTACAGCGTACCTGAGTATTATGAGGGTGTTGTTGGTAAAATGGTAGACAGACGCTGGGTACCTGCAGTACAACCAGTTGTGGTACCGAACAAATTACCAACATCTGAAGAAGTATTTGTTGCCTTTATGAATGGAGAATTTAACAATGACTAGAATAGCTAATTCTCAAGGTACCTTGAATGCATACAACATTACACCGGAAGAACTTACAGACCGTGACAGATTCGGCTATAAAATAGTGGCTGTAATTCGTAATGGTTATTGGTGTGCATATCGTGGTTTAACAGATTGGTCGGATGAAGAAGTTGCAAGAAGTGGAGATTCTGTCTCACACGAAATTGCAGCTGGATTATTTCCAACTCTTGATAATAGTTTGGAGTGGGGAGATTAATAAATGGAGTGGTGGACTGTACTTGAGAACAGGCATAAGGGTGATACAGGTTTGATAATCTGTAATGGTTACTCCCTTAAGGACATACCAGATAAATTTTTATCAAAATTTCCTTCAATTGGTACAAATGGTATATTCAAATTACCCTTTATACCAACATATTATGTAGCCGTAAACGAATTAGTAATACAGCAATTTTATTTGAATATAAAGTGCTTATTGAGTCTTAAGTTTATTAGACACAGATACGCAGAGGAGTTGAATGCAATACCTTTGTTTTCTGATTGGCAAGGAGACAGTATCTTCAGTTTTGATCCGAAGAATTGGATTTACGAGGGTGGTACAGTCACCTACGTGGCATTACAGCTGGCTTACTTCATGGGATTCAAGACAATTTTATTAGTAGGACTTGACCACTATTATCAATACACAGGATTACCAAACGAAGAAGTCGTAATGGAAGGAAACGACACTAACCATTTTGTAGGTAACTACTTCCCACCCGGCACAAAGTGGAATAACCCAGATTTAGTTCAATCAGAAATTTCTTATACTGAAGCCAGAAGAGTATTTGAAGAAGACGGTCGCAGGATTATCAACCTGACACCAAATTCTGGTGAATCTGTGTTCGAGAAGGGTGAACTGAAGGATTATCAAAATGCATAAAGTTAAGCGGTTACTTCTCACAGACCTTGAAAATAATGGAAGCCAGGCTTCAATTGACTTAGAGGCTGACGCTAGATTTGCGAAGATAATCGGAGACAAAGTATCTGAACAAATTATTATCAAGGCAATAGAGAATGGCACAACTGGATTACCAAAAGATGCTGAACTTATTCAAACACACATAACAGATAAACGTTTACGTGTCTTGAATGGTTTAGTCAAGATGAAATTAGTAAAGGCACATTGGGTTGGTACCAATGTCGGAGGCACCAAGGCTCTTGGTGTAAACCGAGTACGTATTTACACATTATCAACCTCATCGACACTAACTGCTGCTGTTGCAGATTATAATGCAGTACGTAGATTGCGAGTAATATAATGGGAAGACACACAATGGGACAGGATTGGGGAGGCAGACACAAAGTCAATCCCGAAAATTGTCAGAAGGTCACAGACAGAGACGTTATTTCCAAGGCTGTTGAATTAGGCTTGGAAGTACAACGTGGTGAATTCTCTCGAATAGACCACAAGTTTATGAACAGTACACAAGCCACATGGTGGTACTTGAATCCTATTGATAATAAGTGGTATACCATAGGGATGACCAATTACTGGGCATTGTACTTCTTGAACGAAATTGAAAATGCTCGTAAGAAGAGCGACAGTGAAGTTGAACAACAAGCAGTCTGACAAGTTATATTTATTATCAAGATATTAGGAGTGAACAAAATGTCGAAATTATCAAAAGTTACTTTACTTTTCGAGGGTGATGACTTAAATGCAGAAAAGATTTACAAAGCATTCTTGGAAATGTTGACACAACATGAAGCTGATAAGAGTCAGTATGAGAGACCAATAAATCCTGAAACTGTTATATTAGTCACTGATTATCTTATCAATGCGAATGTGTACGTAAGCGTTCCAGGTGAACTACATTCTATCAAAAGGAATAAGACTTGGATTGTCAGAATACCCCGAGTTAAGAATTACAGTGATGAATTCAACAGACAGCAAGCACTTAAGGCAGTTGCCGAACGGTATGGTGGCAGAATGTCTGACTTGGAAATAATTGAACTCAAGTTGGTAAATTATGTCCCAGTCGAAATTCCTGACTCAATGTTTATGAATACGACACTGGAGTAGAATGACACTATCTGCAGCACAGAAGCACCTACGTAAGGTACTAAGAGAAAGGGAGAGGGATATCCAAATTAGTCGCAGAGAGAGAACGAGATGAGAGAAGCATTCGAATCTCTGGTGCCTAAAGGATACATTGTCGGATTGGGAAGAGATTATCCTCATCCCAAACTGTCTCACCTGTATAAGGGTGACTTGGAAAACCCTGAATTACCGATGTGCAGACACGGTTGGAATCGTGACGGTGGTACAGCTTACTCAATATGGCGAGGTAATTACGGCAGACAGGGTGTGTGTAAGGTCTGTTTAGCACGAGCTAAGAAAGGTTTGGAAGGTGTCCCAGCAAATGACGATAAATAAGTTGGACAAAGATAATACTTCTTACCGTTGTTGTCCCTCGTGCAGCAGTATAGGAAGACCTGCTATGACAGCAGGTATGTTTGAATGTCTTCAGTGTGGTCTGACTTATTGGGGATATAAAGTTTATAATCTGGAATTAGCACAGAGGGAGAAATTGTCAAGTGACACAAAAAGTTGATCTTTCAATTATAGATTATGTGTGCACAAACTGTGGTGGTAATAGTCACATTATATCTCACACAGCACAGAGGAGTTCAATTCCTAGCAGCATATACGCTCCAAATATTATGTATGAAGCACACGCAAAGTGTGAAACTTGTGGTTATATCCAAGTTGTACATTATATAGAGGCACCACATGAAAATTAAGGTGTCAATAAAATTTGAACCAAGAGACATTTGGGTAGGCTGTTATTGGAAAGTAGTATCACATAAGGTAGTATCAAGAACAGACATGAATCGTGGTGAATTGATAACATACTATAAGTGGGAGAATACGCTCACGTTATACGTATGTCTGATTCCCATGCTGCCGATAATATTATCATTCCCTCCAAGGTATAAGGAGATAACCTAGATATATAGGCAGTCGGAGGCTCATGAAAAGACTAGACGAAAACTGGATATCTTTTATCAACAAACACAAGTCAGCTAAGGTGTTCTACAAAATTTACCTTGGTCTCGAGTGGAAGATAGGCAGATTCAGAGTTCATTTTATCAAGCACAGCAAAATCTTAATGTGTCGAATCTTTGGTCACAGTAAGATGAATTATTTCCAAGGTATTGACTTGCATTGTAGTCGTTGTCACGGTTTTATAATGTCATTCGACGATGAGAAGGTCAGAAATTTGATGGCTATTATGGTAAAGGATATTCAAGAGGCACATAAGCACCCAAGACGGTGGCTTCTTGGAAAACCACGTAAGGATAGTAAGGTTTACAAGATATTATGAGATAGGAGAACACCGTGGAAATTGATATAGCTCTTATAGCAGCAGATATGCTAAAGAAAATCTTTATTATCATTGGAATTGTTATCATTGCAGTCGTAGTAGGTGCTTTGATACATTATGCCGCAGAAGCATTATCAAGGCACAACAGGGAGAACAAATGAGCGGATGGATAGGAGTTGACCTTGACGGCACATTAGCTGAATTCAACGGTTGGGTGGACGATGGTGGAATAGGTAAGCCAGTTCCTCTTATGTTAAAGAAAGTGAAAAAGTTATTATCAGAAGGACACCTTATCAAGATATTCACAGCACGAGCACCTTATCCCCAACAAATTAGAATCATTCAGGATTGGTTAGAGGAAAACGGTTTACCTATTTTGGAAATAACCAATGTCAAGGACTTGGATATGATTCTGTTGTATGACGACAGGTGTGTCCAAATTATCAAGAACACAGGAGAGCCTGTTATCCAATGTACTAACACGTTATTGAGAAAACTCAATAAATTATTATCAAGAAAGGTAAAATGTAGTAGGTGTAATGGAACAGGTGTCATTCCAGGTTACGATACCATTACGTTTTATCCTACTGTTACACCTTGTCCAGATTGTCAAGAAGGATATATTATCAATGAATAAACACGTGACATTAGCACGGTCAAAACCGTGTTACCGTCAAGTATTTCCAAAGGTCTTAAAGGAGCACGATGGCACCGTCTAAGTTGGACAATAATGCCGTCACAATGCAATCAATCCTGCAGGGCATAAATCTGCAAGTAGGGAGTTCGAACGAATCAGTACGATTCAAGCAAATGTACGAGAACGATAGGATAGCTTTCGTGCACGACGTATTCCCTGAGTACAACCACACGATCACGTTCTACCAGGACGAGATATTCGGGGCATTCGATGAGGGGCATAGGAGAGTGTCTGTAAGGGGACCACATGGACTAGGTAAGACGTTCGTTGCTGCTATGCTAATACACCATGCCGTTCTTACTGCTCGAGACGACTGTAAGGTGCCTACTACAGCCAGTGCGTGGAGGCAATTAGAGAAGTATCTATGGCCAGAGGTACATAAAGTGGCATTGAAGGTAGCATGGTCGGTCGTCTGTCGTCCTCCTTACAGCCAGCGGACTGCCAATGCCGAACTACTCGGACAGTCAATTCGTCTGAACAACGGAATCGTTGAGGCATTTGCCGTGGCAGCAGACAACCACACAAGCATTGAGGGAGCACACGCAAAGAAACTGTTCTATGTGTTTGATGAAGCAAAGGCAATTCCTGTGTCAATGTGGGACGCAGCTGAAGGAGCATTCTCTACTGAAGGACTAGCAGGAGGAGAGGAGTGTCGTGCGTTCGCTATCTCTACACCAGGTGATCCTTCAGGACGATTCTATGACATTCAAATGCATAAGCCAGGTTATGAGGACTGGTGGACTAAGCATGTCACACTCGAGGATAGTATACGAGCAGGACGTGTGTCACGTGAGTGGGCACGTCAGAGGGCATTGCAGTGGGGAGAGAACAGTGCTATGTATCAGAATCGTGTGTTAGGAGAATTTGCTGACGACACTGAAGAGGGCATTATCCCTAGAAGTTGGGTGCTTGCTGCGATTGCACGTTGGAAGGAGTGGGATCAGAAGGGTCGTCCCGAACAGATGGGACGAAGGGTTCTGGGGATTGATACCGCGCGAAGCGGGGAAGACTCAACGGTCATTGCTGTGCGTAATGCCTGGGCACTCGTGGATATCCACGGTTTCACAAAACTTCCGACCACGATGACTGCCGAGAAAGTGAAGCTATTATCGTCAGGAGGCACGATTGGGATGTCCCACGCACGCACACGTGCACAGGGACAGTATGACTGTCATATTGAAATGGATGGTGGACTCGGTGCAGCTGTATATGATATCCTTAAGAAGGATGGAGTGCCGGGACTCAAACCAATTACAGTAGGAGCTAAGACGTATTTACACGATAAGACAGGCGAGATGAAATTTGCGAACGTTCGTGCTGCGATGTGGTGGAAGATGAGGGAGAACCTTGATCCCAATTCAGGTGTCGAGATGATGCTACCTCCAGAACCACTATTAGAAGGAGACCTGATTACTCCTAAGTGGACGATAACACGTGATGCTGTGATACTTATAGAGTCGAAGGACTCATTGAAGAAGAGATTGGGACGCTCCACTGACTACGGTGATGCGTGCTGTTTAGCATTCTGGAATCAGTCAGGTGGTGGAGGAGTGGTGTTCTAACAGGTTGTGTAAGTTAGGTACCATACCTTCTTCTTGCATTCTCCATTCAATACAACTTATCAGAGTGATTTTCCAGTGTGTGATATAAATGTTATGATGCCAAGTTGTATTATCTGTAAGCAGATATGTAGTGTTGAGTATCAACATCAAAGGTAGATTATGAAGCAGGTAAGTTACGGAACTTATGTGGCTGTCTTCAGATCTGACCGTTCCGTTATTTGCTTACGAACAAAGAGAGTCTTGAGCTAGCTTACTCAAGACTCTTTGTCTGACAAGTTGTATTAACTGTCGGAGCGTTATAGTCGCAGAATGGTGGCTGTCCTAGGATTCAGCGATACAAGTGGTAAAAATAAGGTGGAATTCCTTCATCCGATGCAGTTCTAGAAGAGTCCCTAATGTAATGTTTAGGGACTCTTTGCTATTACAAGTTACATTAGTTATGGACAAACTCGGCTGGATTTCAGGAACTATTATGCACCTGATTAACACAAATATGAAGCCTAAGTATCCTTGGTCTACTAAGACTACGTTGTGTGGTGTACATACAGATACACAATCTGGTTGTGATCCTGATTATATGATTGGACATAATTCTGATTTACGCTACTGTAAGAAGTGTCTTAAGAAGTGTCTTAAGAAGTTGTAATTGGGTATAATCAACACGAGATTATTTGATTTGGATGAGATTACTGGAAAAACATTTATCTTCTGTTATACTTGTACTTGATAAGGAATTGGATTAGAATATGACTAAAGACGAGATTCAAGAGAAGTTTCCACAATGGGAAGTCATCTATGAACCAAATCCTGACTGCAAGTGGTGTCACGGTACAGGAGTCAAGAAGACTGCTAATAAAGATCATCCTGAACGTCCTTGCGTGTGCACATGCATAATGCATGAGTTTGCTGATATTGCCCAAGAAGCATTCAACAGGATGGCACAAGAGAACAGACTAGTGCATACAAGTGGTAGAATCGTCGGTAAGACACGTGTTTCTCGTCCAAAAAAGACAGTAAAGCCGTCAAAAGTTCTTAGATTTGTGTGATTCAGACTGATTTTGCATTGCTCCATAAAATAGACCGTGTGGACGCTCGAGATGCGTTTGTCACGGTCTAATTGTGTTTACTGACGGTTGTGTTATGCTAATCTACAACTATTCCTTATCGGAATGAATCAGTACAATGTGCGGCTTTTCTGTCACACGACCTTTGGCTGCAACTTCTTTTGCTCTAATTCTCGCTGCCATCTCTGCACCTGTCGGGAGATGTAAGTTCTTGAAGTCTTCTCTTACTTGGTCTTCAATAATTTCGTACGCATCTTTTGTACCGTCTGGTTTCATAATTACTCCTCTTGTTAATTATTACTTCTTATTCTTCTCGAATAGTTTTGACAACTGGTACACACCATCTGCGACCCGTATTATTGAAGTTCCGGATTATCTGTCGCAGGTTTCCTCTGTGTGTCATCAGACAACTGCTCTTCAGACATACCGAATGCTGTTGCAATTTCTTTTGATGTCTTATCAAGTACTTGTGTCAGTGCTGTAACGTCTCCAGGCAGGGCAAGGTCAATCGCTATGATGACAGGCTCGGGGAGTTTACCTTGATCAACCTTCAATAGTTCTTCTACCTTTGAAGTGAGAAGTTTCCACACCTTTGTCATCTCCCAATCACCACCGTGCATGTCACACACTGTGTCATAAAGGAAATTTCCAGACAACATCATCTCTCTTATTATCTTATTGAGATCAGAAACTTTCTTCCTTTGAATTTTGATCTCAGACCACAGGTGATTGATCACCTGACCGGGATACTCCCAATCAGTCTTACCAGGATACAATATACCCCAGGCATAATTGAGTAGGTCTTCGAATGTTTTGTTGGCATCATCAAGTTTACTATTTACCTCAGTATTTATGTTCATTAGGTGGGTCCTGTCAGATGCCCACGCTTTCATGATATTGTTAATTGTGCCCTCATTAGGACTGCTTAATCTTGCTTGGACAGTTTGTTGCCACTCTTCAAATGAGTTATGCTTTGTCATTCTTCTCCAACTCTGTCAACTTCTTTAGTCGACGTTCAATTTCCTTTATTGTCTTGTCCCAACCACCTGACCATACAACTTTCTTCAGGTGTTCGACAAGTTCTTCATTTGTTAATTTCCTTACGTCAAGTAATTCTGCCATTGCAATTCTCCGACATAATACAACTTGTTTAGGTAAGAATAGGTATATTTGTTACAGGAGAATATATTATGAATAACATGAAGCGTGGTAAGGTAAGGCATCTTCCAACTGTGTCACAACCTGAATTACCTGTGACTCCTCTTAGTACACCAAAACCTGAATTACCTATTGATATACCAGAACCTGTGACTCCTCTTGACGTATCAGAACCTGAGATGCCTGTCATACCTCTTGAGTCTGAGTTCTATACCTCTGAGTCTATCACAACTGACAAAGTCACACAGGCACCAGAAGAACAGCCTGTACAGAGGAAAGGTATCTTCAGTAAAAGATTTGGTAGGAATAAATAAAAGAGGACTGATTTCTCAGTCCTCTTCTGTTCAGATTGTGGTGATCACAACACAAATTCCATTGCCTTTGCGAATGCACGTTTCTTTGCAGCAGCACGAGCACCCCACAAAGCAGATTCAGCAAGAGAGGCTTTACCTGAACGGTAATCTTCAGTCTCTACAACAGCATTGTAAGCTGCCCAGGGTGTGTTGGCAAATGCTGGTTGCTCATCGTTGAACTTCTTGAAGAGGTCAGTAGCATTGGTGCGGAATATCTGTGTCCGATTTGCCCAATACTCAAAACCTGCCTGAGCCTCAGTCATTTCGTTGAGGAGTTCTGTGTAATCAGCGAGTTCCTTCTCAGGATCTTCGAAGCTCTCGAGCATTACAGCCTTGCTGGATTTCTTCGGAGTAGGATAGGCAGCTTCAATGATTTCCACAAGGTTTGAGTTGTCAAGGACAACCTTTGCCATACGCTGCATATTCTCGAGAACAACATTCTCTGCCTTTGCCATACCTGCGATCAGCTTCAGACGCCATTCCATCTCGTTTCTGAGACCAGTACGGTGAGTAAGGCTTGAAGACACAACAGCAGCTTTGAGACCAGTAACCAGAGTATTCTGACAGACCACACGGACAGGTGTAAAGGCAAATTTCATCGCACTGCCACCATCCTTGGTCTCGGTGATGAGGAAGTACTTTGCGATGTTGTCGACAGTCTTACCGTTCTTGGCTTTGATAGCTGCAGCACCTGCATCAAGGGTGACAAAGATGGTCTTACCGTCATCGATAGCTCCGACTGTCTCAGTACTCCAGGTCTCAGCCAGAGGATCCAGAAGTCTTGCAACTTCTGAGTTCTGAACGATCTCGTAATCGTTGGAGCAGATGCCGAAGATACGATGCTGATTGTCGTCAGGAGTTGGGTTACGCACAATCGCAAATTTGTCAGTAGGAAGAGGCATAACGACCTTGGTCTCTTCGCTCGAACTGACAAATTCATCGAGTTGTACGTTTGCGATAAGTGGGAATTTATTGACTTCATAATTCAATCCCACTTTTGTGAATGCATCGGTTACTGACAGGTCTTCATCAAGTACTGTTCCAAGACCGTGCCATGCCGGTTCACGATGTCCGAAAAATCTTTCACCAAAAATATATGCAGTCATTTCGTTTTCTCCTTATTATCCTAAGAACTTTTGATCAACTGAAAGCATCCCAGAAGTATCTACTAGGATGTCATTACTGTCAATAAGCACACGTACCCAGTAGTTCACAATATTGATGTTGAAGTTTATGTGTTTTGCAAGTTGTTCACGAGTAAATCCAACTTGACTCTTCTCTGTAAGTTCTTTAGCACCATTCCAAATTGTGTTCTTTTGAATAATGCTAACATTCTTGTTGTAACGATCAAAGGCTCGATCTACTCCATCTTCAGTTTCTGGGATATCTGTTCTGTTTGTCATTTGATCCTCCTTAGTCATTCAAAACGGTTATTTGTGCAGTTTCTGCGACGTTACGGTAAATCCAGGCTATAACGTCACCATCTGGATCACGCTTAGTATCTTTTAGAGTGTAGACACTTTCTCCGATTGTGATCTTGTCTGCATACTTTCCTGGTTTCCAACCTAACTCTGATGCTTCGAAAATTTCTTTCAACATTTCTGCCATTTGATCCTCCTGAGTAATATAACTTGTCATAACATTATTATACACCGTTACTCTGTAAAAAGTAAAGGGTTTGGCACGGTTTTATCGTCAAGTCGTCACGGTTTAACCTTGTCATACTTAATATACGTCACTTCTCATAATAAGTTTCGCAAACCAAGTTGTATTAGTCAGGAGGACACAATGACTGATCCTAAAGATTTGAAAATTGGCACACAAATAGCAATGGTACCGACTCATGCTGAAGGTAATTTCGAACATCCGGACGTACAGTTCGGTTTTGTAACAAAGATTACAGACACCTTTGCCTTCTGTCGGTACTTCTTCCCTAATTCGGATGAATTACGAACAAAGGCAAACTCTGAAGCTACACCATTCGAGTGTATTGTGATCCATAATCATCACTTACAATCTATTGTGTATACTTATCTCATAGGATTGTATCCACAATATGCCTCACTTCCCGAGTTCAGAGCAGCAGCTGAGGCTTATGGAATCAAATTTGATGAACCTGATCCTGACGAATATCAGAACGACCAGGATATGGGAATAAACAGTTGTTCTGATGCTGTTGACTTCGGCAAAGAACTCTCTGGATGGTAGATGACTATTCATTGGTCATATTCTGATTTTATCAGAACAGTCAGCGTAGACTACTCCTTATGGAGATTCCGGTGGAGACATTGGCCAATTATTGGTAGAACATTTCCACCGTTATCTGATCAGCGTAACGTTCATAGACTTGTAAGAATACGTTCTCCTACTTTGATTGACCATGTGAAGGTATATTATAAAAAGAGGTAATGATGAATCTGACTCAACTCCTAAAGAAATATCCACAATTCAAAGATTATATGTATAATGACCCTAAGCCTGACTGCTATTGGTGTCATGGTAAGGGTGAGTGTGATACAGAACATGGTGTATTACCGTGTACTTGTGTATTTCGAGATCACAACACAGTCAAGTCAGAGGATCCGAAATGATTATTGGTAGATTGAAGGGTGGTTTAGGTTCAGGTTTTCATGGACACAAAGGTCGTAAGGGAGAAGTTGGTGGATCTATCGCACGTGGTGTTTTATCGACAACAGACAAGCCAATAACAATTGATTCTATGGGAGTTAGAGTAAGAGATGCTGAAGGTGTTGCTAAAGGAGTTGATGCAGGAATTGCTGACACTCTTGAAGAATTACATAAGATGGGATATAATTCTGCACAAAGTGCATCAGGATTAATGGTTGATTATCCTTATCCTGATAGACGCTCAAGAGGTGTAGGCTATATAGCATTTTGGAAGCATAAAAATACTCCTGAACAATTACAGTCCATAAAAGATGCTGCAATTGCTTCTGGTATGTATATTGGAGAGAATGACATATTCTTCTCACCTGCAATTACTGTTAGAATGCCGTACACCAATGATATGTCTAGTTTCGATGTATTAAGAGATCAAGCTAATGCTGTTGCTGATAAATTTTCTGGTGGTGATTACAAAGTCATAGGTACGGACAAATTCTTAAGTACATGGCTGCCTAAAAGAGAAGCGACACTTGAAGATCTTATAGACAAGCATGGTGGTAAACTTATAGACGATACAAAAGTTTCTAATATGTGGGATTCATTTATTACTAATTTGAAGACTATTACCTACAAAAACAAAGAATTCCAACAACTAATAGGTAAATTAGCACATCAGTATAAAGGTGGTGTAGGAAGTGGCTTTCATGGTCATAAGGGACGTCTTGGACAAGAAGGTGGTAGCTTACCAAGAGGTGTATTAGTATCTTCCTCAAATGATAGTAAGAGAGTCTTGACTGACTTTGTGGACAAAGTATCAAATATGCAAGAGAATTCCATTTATGGTGTCGTAAAGAGGCATGGTAAGTTTTATATTCCTCAAGAATTACCTAAGAAGTATAAATTAGGCAAGCCAAAGCTGTGCTATATGAATGCATATTATCTAGCATCAGCACATGATGAATTGCAATATGTTGAAGGTCTTGCCATTCCTGACTTTGCTGACATACCGATAGAACATGCATGGTGTGTAGATAAGAGTGGTAATGTTGTTGACAACACATGGAAGACTGCTGGTAATGCTTACTATGGAGTCCCATTTGAAGATGCATTTATTTCATCAGTTTTGTCAGAGACAGGTATGTTTGGTGTAATTACATATCAAAGTAAAGCATTTCGTGATAAGTATGCTGTCGGTGACTCGAGGAATAAGGAGCTTTGACATGAAGTACATAATCAGACTCAAGGGTGGTGAAGGTTCAGGACACCATGGACATAAAGGTATACCAGGTCATCATGGTGGATCCTTACCTTCAGGAAGTTCAGCAAGAGGTAAATTGTCTTCAGACAAAAAGACTAAAATTGTAGATAAGAAGAGTGTGTTCACAGGTAAGATGGCAAATCCTGATGGTTTAGATACAATGGAACAGTACAGAAATTCTGATGGTACTTGGACAAAAGAACGTCAAGTCTTACATGATAAAATAAAGAAGAAATTTTTTGAAGACAAGACTCCTGTAAAAGATCCTGTCTCATATATTTTAGGAGGTGGTCCTGCTTCTGGTAAATCCACAATTGTAAATAGTGGTTTTGTCAAAATTCCTGATAATACTGTGCTTGCATCTGGTGATGACATAAAGGGAATGTTACCTGAATACGAATTTGGAGATCCTAAGGATCCAAATAGAGCACCATTTGTACATGAAGAATCATCATATTTGGCAAAAGAAATAATGGCAGAAGCATCAGACAATGGTTACAATGTGTTAATGGATGGGACTGGTGATGGTGGTATAAAGTCAGTACTCTCAAAGGTCGAGAAACTCAGCAGAAATGGACAACCAGTGAAAGGTATTTATGTTACGGTTGATGTCGAGACTGCTGTTGCTAGAAGCATCTCAAGAGCAAAGAAGACTGGAAGATATATACCTGAGTCTGTCTTGCGTGAGAATCATGCTTCTGTCTCAAGAGTCTTTGAAGATATTGTAAAGTATAGTGGTATGTCATCAGTGGACTTGTATGACACAAATGGTAATACACCGAAATTAATTGCATCTGCAGTTGGAACAGAATTGAAGATATTAGACACTAATGCTTATGCAAGTTTCTTAAATAAGGGAAGATATTAGGAGCCTATTATGCTTACATCAGATGACATAGAGAAGATCACAGTCGACATGATAAATGGAAAACCTCCAAGAATCAAGGGAGAAGAAGCTGATGAATTCAGGAAGAAACTTGAAGTTGATTTAGCACTCGCAAAGAAGAATGGTTGGGAGATAGAATTACCGTTCGATATGGGAGATTAGTTTGCTAATCATTGCATATTCAGACAATCAGGGTTATTTGAACATGGTCAGAAGACTTGAGAATATGTGTAAGTCTGACAACTTACCGTTCAAGGCATATGACAGAGGATGGTTAGTAAATCATCCTGAATTCACAGAACATCCAGAAATCTTTTCAACACATAAAGGTGGTGGTTATTGGACATGGAAGCCACTAATAATTCTTGATGCTCTCAAATTGTCAGAAGAGGTCTTGTATCTCGACTCCTCAGTTGTGTACCCAAATCGTGAAGCAATACTAAGAATCTTTACTGAGACGAAATTATTGTCTGCTGTGAAGACCTCATTCATAAACAAAGACTGGACTAAACGTTCGTGCTTCAGAGATATGGATTGTGATACTGAGGAATACTGGGATACAACTCAAGTTTGGGCAGGAGTTGTATGTGCTAAAAGACAGGGAATTGGGTTAATCGAAGAGTGGAGAGAGTATTGTCTGAATTATAGAACTGTATCAGACACTACGTCAAAAGACAACTTCCCAACATTCAAAGCACACAGACATGATCAAAGTATCTTAACAAACATTCTTACAAAGCATAAGCAGCCTTGTGTAGAAGTCACAGGATTCCATGATAACAACTTCAGTGATTTATTGAGAATATCATGATGTACAAGATGCCTGACTCTTGTCAAATTAAGAATCTTGCTGAACTTTATGAGAAGTACTTCTCATTTGTGATTGGTGCGACCTTTGTGGATGTTGGAGCACATGACGGTTTCACATTCTCAAATACCTACGGACTTGCTGAAGCTGGTTGGGCTGGAGTGTGCTACGAACCTATGCCAAACCTGTACGAAAGTTGCAGGAATCTTCATGTCAGTAAGTGTCACAATGTTGCAACAATAAACAAGTGTGTTGGGAATTCAGAAGGTACAGTAAGACTTTATACCAGTTCTAATCCAACGATTGACCTTGAGACTGTGGAGCGGTCTCCATGGGATGAGAAGTATGACGACACCAAATTCATAATGAGTGAAGTAACAACTCTGAACAAATCGCTTGAAGAACTTCAAATACCTAAGAAATTTGAAGTCCTGAGTATCGACGTTGAAGGTGCAGAACTTCAAGTACTTGCAGGATTTGACATAATGGAGTGGCTTCCAAGAATGGTTATTGTAGAGACACACGAGAATCATCCTGACAAACGTAAGTCGTTTCATTCTGATGCTATAAATGCTTACTTTATCGACAAACCTTATGTGAAGATTCAGACTGACGGTTTGAATACTATCTGGATACATGAAGATTTGAACACGGTACAACCGTCAAGTTAGTAAACTAATATCGTGCTAACCCTTTACTTTTACAGAAATGAGTATATAATATTATTTGCAACTTGAACCAAAAGTTTTGGTCAACAAGTTGTATTATCAGGAGAGGCTGCCCTCCTCTCCCATTTGCAAGGGAGCAGTGGTTGCCCCCCTCAATCCCTGCTCCCTCAAGAACTTTACAAACTGAATAGAAAGTTTCTCCCCAGTCCAGGGGAGTTACCTACGTTCTCACTTTACGTGTGTAACCTTGGACAAGGCTGCTGCCTGTGGTGAGAATAAGACAGAAGAGAGGATCAGCGAGTTGGAGTGGAATTCTCCAGCCGATGGTCGGGAGACAAACCTTGATCGAACATAGCTGTCTGTGAGAAGGATAAGAGCCAAAGTATATGTCATTGACATGAAAAAGTTCGTATCTGGCTTCACTGAGAGAAAGGTGCAGGACTCCCATGAAGTGGCTGGCGGTGAGTGACAGCTCATCGGCTGAGCTTCCAAAACCTCTCCGATGTAAATTTGGCAATTTCTTTGATGTCTGTACAGACAGTCGAATGATGACGTAGCGATACTGCCAATCAGACAGTCGAGGTTAGACATCAAATAAATTGCTAAGTCATACCACCGTAGCTCAATGGATAGAGCACCGGACTTCTAATCCGATGGTTGCTGGTTCGACTCCAGCTGGTGGTACTTCTCTGTAAGCTCTTGACGATCAGCACAGTGGTGAGTCCCAGTCCTGTAACCCTGACGGAGAAAGGTTGTCCACAACCTTGAGAGTGAGATAAAACCAGAACGTCGTGAAATAAACCTGACGAGACGTGACAGCCGGAGAGACGGCACGGAGAAGTAGCTCAATGGTCAGAGCAGCACGCTCATAACGTGTCGGTTGAAGGTTCGATCCCTCCCTCCTCCACAAGTAAACGAGACTTCCCGGCAAAGACTAAAATGCATCAGGTGTCGCTATACATCTCGTCATGCTGAAGGTATGCTATTAGCAGTCAAGTTTACGAGCTTAACAAGAGGCTCTTGTGTACACACTGAGCCTCTCTGGGGTAAGTAGTTGTGTCTAAATAAGACCAACCGACATACTGGTAAGAGGGTTCATTACCCGAGCGAGTTCGAATCTCGTCTACTCCACAAAGAGCTACAATTGTTGGTGCTGAAGCCTGAGAACTTCTTCCGATACGATTGTGATAGGTGATGGATGGTGATCACCACTGTCCGCTCTCAAGAACGTTGTGTAGGATGGTAACCCACAACTTAGGGCATTAGCTCAACCAAACCATAATCGCCTAGAAGACCTGACAAACCGTCGTTGTCAGGTCTTTTGCATAATACAAGTTGTATTACATAGGAGTATACAATTATGAAGATTTATGTAGGATTTGATCCCGGCAAGGCTGGTGCATTTGCTGCAATATCAGAAAATGGTGAGTGTATGACAGAACATACATACCCTATGTCTGGAGATAATGAAATTAATTTATCAGAATTGGCATCATTACTGAAATTATTACAAGAGCAAGGAACTGTTCAGGCTACAATTGAGAAAGTGCACAGTATGCCAGGACAAGGTGTGGCTTCAATGTTCTCATTCGGTATGACAACTGGTATGATCCATGGAGTTGTTGCAGCTTTGGGAATTCCACGATTCCTTGTCTCTCCACAAACCTGGAAGAAGAAGATTCTGTATGACACAGTCAAGGACAAGAATGCAGCGATTGAATATTGTGCTCGTGTATACCCGTACATCTCTCTTCTGGCAACTCCTAGAAGTCAAAAGGCACATACGGGCATTGCTGATGCGATCTGCATTGCGAGGTATGCGTATGAGGTGGATAAACATGGATGAAGAATTACGTAGTGTAACCATCGAGAGATGTCCTACTCAAAGATCAAGATTTTACATAAACAGAAAACCTTATAGGATACCTCCAGACAAACTCAAAGAACTATTTATGCTCACAAATCTTGAGATGAATAAGCTGTATATAGATTATCCAGCAAAGAAAACTTTCACTGTGTCAAAGCTGAAGGAAATTTATGCTGAAATAGACCGTCTACAACATATGACCATCACATAACAAGTTGTATTAGTGGGAGAATAACCGATGATTGAATATGCAGAAGTCTTTGACAAATTTATTGAGACAGGTAAAGTTGAACAAGAGAATCTAGCAAAACTTCTGCAATACTTACAGAAGAACAAAGATTGCACATTTACGATGAAGTATTGTGGTAAACTTCCTGTAATCAATGTTGAAGGTTATACTGTCAGAATTAAGAGTCCTGACACAGAAATTCTTGTCAGTACACCAACATTTATGTCAACAATTATGCAAGCACTTGCTAAATACAGAACACAGATACTTTAGGAGCATTATGGCAAAGAATCAACCATGGAAGTCAAAGACTTTGATGATAATGGCTTGTGCAAGCATTGGAGCTACATTAGAACCTGAGAGACGTACTGATCCTAAAGGTAATCGTGTGTACGTAATTCAGTATAAAGGTGAAATTATCGGATGTCGTACAATGATAGACGTATACATCTGGTTGACAAAGAAATTGAAACCTGACAAATTTAGGAGAAAACAATGAACATTGTCACAACAGAATTCAATGGTAAACCATTCCATTATCGTGAAGGAAATTATGGTGACTTACTTACCATGAAGGAAAACTTATATGGTAAACAATATGGTGCTTTGGAACTTACAATGCAGGATGTTGTTCTTGACATTGGTGGACATATCGGAACGTTTGCCATACCTACGTCCTTGAAAGTTGATCAGGTTATCAGCATTGAGATGGCAAAGGATAATTATGAATTATTGGAATTGAACACAAAACCTTACAAAGACATACAAGTATACAATTACGCTTGTGTGTCTCAGAAAACTGCAGGTCAGCAAGTAGAATATTATCTCGGAGCAAAGAACAGTGGTGCTACTTCATCCCACATAAAGAGAGGCAGAGAGGGACCATTTAAAGCAGAATCGATAGGAATTGAAGAAGTACTTGAAGATATACAACCAACAATTATCAAATGTGATGTTGAAGGAGCTGAGTATGACATATTTGACAGTCTGAAATTGCCTGATTGTGTAAGACAAATAATTATTGAATTCCACTTTGGACACAAAGAATGGAGGGACAATGCCAACTTAATTCAGAAGAATCTGAAGAAACAAGGATTCAAATTTGATGAGGTGGATTGTACTCAGGACAAATTGTGGATACGAGTTATGTATTTCAAAAGATAATACTTAACCAAACTTATCATCATAGACTGTCTAAGACAGTCTTTTAGTGTTCTACAAGGAGAAACGATGTACTCGACAACTGTAACAAATTTACAACAGGCATTCTTTGAAGCCTTAAGAGAAGTAATGACGAACGGTGACACAGTAACAGTAAGAGAACAGGAAACCAGAGAAATTCAGACTATGGTTATGCAGATCACAAATCCTGCTCAACGTGTTATCTGTATGCCGTACCGTAACAACAACATCTTTGCCACCATTGCAGAGACGTTGTGGGTTCTGGCTGGTCGTAACGACATTGCCTTTCTGAGCAAGTACTTACCTCGAGCTAAAGACTTCAGTGATGATAATGTTGTTTGGAGAGCAGGATACGGAAAGCGGTTGAGAAATTTCGATACTGGAAGTATTAGTATGGACGACTTTGTTGATCAGATAAAAGAGAACATTGATCTCTTGAATGAAGACAACACAACTCGTCGAGCGGTTATGTCTATATTTGATCCGAGCGAGGACTTTGTCCGTTGGAGTAAAGATGTGCCCTGCTCGAATTGGATTCACACCATGATCAGGCATGATAAAGTCAACACAACAGTTGCTGTCAGATCCAATGATGTAGTTTGGGGTATGAGTGGCATAAATCTGTTTGAGTGGTCTGTGCTCATGGAACTCTTTGCCTCTAGCACAGACACTAAAGTTGGTGAATTACATTATCTTGCCGATTCCTGTCATGTCTATTCTAGACATTATGAACGTGCTAATAAGATTATCGATAACGTCATCCAACACGGTTTGATCAGTATGTACGAGATGGGATTCGGTAGCACTCCTATCACGTCAAGAATAAATGGTGACTTTGATGACTTCGACAACCAATTACGTTTCCTACTTGAAGCCATTGACACCAACACACTGAATGCTACGATTGTAAACGAACTTGAAGATACATTCCTTGTCGAGTGTGGATGGATGTTAGTTCTGCATAAATTGTTGAATGCCGACAAAGGTGTGATCGATAAAGTCCTTACACAAATGACTCACGGAGGTGATTTCCGTGTCGCTGCACTGGAATACCTTCACAGACAGGATAATTGGAAGGATTTGGAGAATTTTATTGATATCTCAAAAACTGAGAGAGAATTCCTTGAACAATTTCCTCACGGTTAGACCGTCACTGACAATGCATAACCGTCAATTGTTTTCCACACAAATTTTCTCTCCACGTGCATTGCACATTACATTATTGCACACAATAATGGAGTATATTTGATTAGACTTAATGTATTTAATACAATCAATACAATTAAGAACTTAAGAACTTAAGTATTAAAGCGAAAACACGGTTAGACCGTCACTGACACGGTTATGGAGAACAAATGAATTTATTTCAAAGACTTAACACAGGATTCAGGGCTGGTTTGAAAGCTGCTAGAGCGAGTGCACCAGACATGAAGTCTGTGTCTGCAGCGTTAGACGCTGGTATCGAGGCAGGAGTTATCCCAGTTTTTGATGAAGTTAACAAATCTATTGGTACAAAGTCAAAACTTGATGTTCGTGATACAGACCACGATTTGGCATACGTTGGTCTGTATAATCAACTGAAACTATTCACCAGCAGGTACCAGGAAATTCCTTTGTACGGTTCTGCTGGTGAGGATGAAGTCTACTCAACACTTTGGAGAACTGAACCTATATTGGCTGGTGCTATATACTCAATGTCTGCAAAGATGACAGCCATGAGTTGGAGAGTGACTGGTAAACGACAGATTGCCTTGAGACATGCCAGAATGTTTGCTAATGCTGCTCACATGGATGGTACTTCATGGGACGGCTTCCTGTCCTCAACGACTCAGGATTTCTATACAACAAACCGTGGTGTATTCTGGGAGACTCCTAGAGTAGGTGATGTTGAGTACGGCAAACTTGCCGATATTGGACACATTGATGCTATGATGTGTACTCTTACTGGTAATACACTGAAACCTATGGAATACAATTCTGATACTACTGGTCAAAGTGGTGTGGAATTCAAACCGTGGGAATATGTACATTTCACGAGTATGCCATCTCCTCGTGAGGCTGATTTAGGTATTGGCTTCTGTGCTGTGTCTAGAGCTTTACGTGCTGCGAAACTTCTGATTGGTTTACATGATTACGATGCTGAGAAATTGAATAATCTTCCACCTGAAGGTGTTGCTACTGTCACAGGTCTGACTATGGATGAGTTCATGGATGCTCTTACCTTATGGCAGAATCGTAGGAAGGCTGATAATTCACTGACATTCCCACAAGTTTTATGGCTTATTGGATCACAACCAAATACAGACATAAAAGTTGGGTTCCAAGGATTCTCACAACTTCCTGAGTCCTTTGACAGGAAGGACGTTATTAACCAGTACATCAACACACTTGCTATGTGTTTTGGTGTTGATGCTCGTGAATTCTGGGCAATTTCCTCAGGCAGTTTAGGCACAGCCTCAGAATCTGAAATTCAACACCTGAAGGCAAAGGGTAAAGGTTCTGGTGAATTTATTACCATTACTGAGAGACGTTTGAACTCATTACTTCCTGAGGATGCTGATTTTGGTTATGATACTCAGGACATTGAAGAAGATGCGACTGCTGCTACAACAGCCAAATTGTGGATAGATGCGTTCCTTCCACTGGTTACAACATCCATTGACGAGAGTGGTAATGTCATAAAGGCACAGAAACCATCTGACCATATTACTTCTACAATGGCAGAGAATGCTGATGAAGCGTTGAAGGAGAAGATAAATCCAGCGAAGAATGGAATGCCTGGAAAGTCTGCAAATTATACCGGTACAGGTGATCGTGCAGGAGGGATGAACACTCCTGTAACGGTCAAGGGTAAACCAATTCTTAGTGTTGGGGAGTTTCTACGGTTACTCGCTGATAAAGGCGTCCTGCCGGATCGACTGGTTAAGGACACAAGGATTGCCATTCAGGATTCAGATATTCACATGAAGGAATTGGGAGGACATCCTGAGGATGTTGCATGCTTTGAGTGGAGAAATGGTATTCTGAAGGAACTCCGAACTCCTGGTACTGAGGTAAACACATACACTGTTGCTGAAGTTATCGAGAAGGAAGATGAAGTTCCTGAAGATAAATCCTTCAAGATAAAGCGTGGTATAAAGGGTACACCAATATCGGATGAGGAAGTTTCAAGAGGTACTGCTGTCACAAAGAAGACTGTCAAGGCTGAAATGCAAGTTTGGAATGGGAATGATGAGCTAGCTCCTCATGCCTTGACTGATGAAGAAGTCACAGACTTGAAGTTGAAGGCTTGATGGTTATGAGAGCAGTCGTTGTCCTCAAAGGTGGTGTGGGGTCAGGATTTTATGGTCATAAGGGACGTCCTGGTGAGGTAGGTGGATCAGTATCAGAAGGTGTTAGTAATTATAAACCTTACTCAGACGATAATCCTATATTGACTGCTAATTCATTCAAAGAACTTGAAGAACGTAATGTGTCAAAACTTAATCACTTTGATGATATGCAAGGATTTGGATATACCATATTACCAGATGGAACATTGCTTGATTCTGGTACTGAACAAGAACATACCATAACTGTTATACAGGCTATTCGTAACAAACCTGAATTGTTTAATGGTATTGATGAATCTTCAATAAAGGAATTTGAAGACAATTACACATCTTATGCCGCATTTGGTAAATTACCATTTATGTTCTCTAAAGAGATGCGCGAGAAGTTAATAAGAGTTAGAGCATTTTATGATACTAATAATATGCTTACAGGAATTGCAATATCAACCAATAAGATAGACAAAATTGCGTTACGTAAACTGCAGAATTTAGTAGATGACGGTAAATTGCCTGCAAGAAGTTCAAATGGTAATCCTATAAATATTGATTGGACAACTTATGAGACATTCAACAGAGTGTCACTAAATTCTCCAGTACCGAATTCACAAACTGCCATATTGACAGACTTTTCAATGGATGATTTATTGATGGCAGATCATGTTGTTGATTCTGGTGAATTTGATGGATTTGACAACAATGTTATGGTCTTCAAGGAATCTTTTACTTCTAAGAACATTGTTGTCCTAAAGGGTGGTCCAGGTTCAGGACATTTTGGTCATAAAGGCATTCCCGGTCATCAGGGTGGGAGTTTACCTTCAGACAGTTTGTATACTTCTGTATTAACTGATGCCGTTGTCAATTATACAAATCTTGTAGATTATTCAAAATCTGATTTAGTTAATATTCTTAATTCTGGAAGTATGGATGCTTTTATAAATGATACGCAAAGTGGTTTGAAGAGACTGGGAATAAATTCTGTTCTTGGTGTTCATAGAACACAAAATCTTTCTGGTGTTGTAAATCCTTATGTTGTGGGTCAAGTAATTGAGATTGATGATGTGTTTAGTATGTCAGAAGGATCTGGTCCAAAAGAATATTCTAAATATAGATATAAGATCATTGCAAACATTCCTGTGTCTAAAATTATTGTCAGTTCGAAAATCACTCCAGAATTGTTTCCTATAAAATCTGAGCAGGAATTTATTACAAGAAGAATGAAATTAAGACTTGGAGAGATAGATCTTGAACAGGATATTGTCACAATACATGCTGCTGTTGTTTCAGATGATACTCCTGTTGGTGGTGGTGTTGACAAGACTGATCCTGATTGGTGGAAATATTTTAGAGTGGAGAAGCAACTTCCTATCTCTGACAAGGACATACAGAAGTTATTGAATTTGCGAGTAAACATTTTCTATGACAAATCTGACAAACTTTCTGAACAGGTATTTACTGGTGACTTGACAATTGGTGCTTGGGAAGAAGCAATGCGTGCTGAGTTGAGACAATTGCATTCTTCTGCTGCTGCGATCGCAAAGGGTGGTTGGGATCAGATGACTTCAGCAGATTGGGGACGTTTGGGCACACCTCTTCGTGAACAGTACAAATATTTGCATGGTTTTGCCACTACGATCGCTGAACAGTCTGACACAATATCATTGAAGGCAATACAAGCACGTGCTAGGATGTATGGTCGTGCCACAGGCAATACAGCTGCACTTATTCAAGCTGGTGCTATTATTGAAAGTTTGTTACCTTGGATTCCTGGTGATGGATCGACAAATTGTCTTGTGAATTGTCGTTGTCGTTGGGATTTGAAGATAATAAAGGTTGATAAGAAATCTGGAGACAAGACTGTAAAAGCAGTGTGGAGATTATCACCTGCAGAACATTGTGAGGATTGTCTTGAGAGAAATGGTCATGTGGAAATGTTTGTTGTACCTAAAGATACTGTGGTGCCTAAGTACATTGGAAGAGGTGTGTTGTGAGATTTATGTTGAGATTAAAGGGTGGAATAGGATCTGGACACTTTGGACACAAAGGTAGACCTGGACAACAGGGTGGTTCTTTGTCTTCAGACAGTTTATCTATAACTCTTGATAATAAGAATTATAACACAATTACACTTCCAAAAATAGAAATTCTTGATTCCAGTCTGTCTAATGCGAAGAAATTGAATACCGAATGGGATAAAACTTACAAGGTACGAACAGGTGGTCCTTTCTGGGATGTTAGTGGAGAACTTAATGCGAAGTATTACATAATCAGAGATAATGCAGGTAAATTGATTGCTGGAGCTACAACTAAGCAAAGAGGTTTTGGTACAGAAATTTTATCTATTAGCAGCACACAAGCTGGAGAAGGTATAAAGTTATTGAATGAATTGAAACGTAAGAATGTGTTCTTATATGTTATGTCTTCTTCAAAGAATTCTGACAAATGGTATGAGAAATTTGGATTTCATAAAGATAATACTCATCCTAATCAGTATAATTATGTGTGGAAGAAAGGATAAGCATGAAACTTACGATTCGTTTCAAAGGTGGTCTCGGTAGTGGTCATCATGGTCATGCTGGTCGTAAAGGACAAGAGGGTGGATCTCTTCCAGGCAAAAGTATGAATTCTTCAACAGACACAATTTCTTGGGACGGTAAGGATGTCTTTGCATTGAGCAAGACTGTCAAGAATTATTTTGACACAATATTTCCAGAAATTTATTCTTCTGAAGAGAAGAGGTTTTACAAGGCTGTTGAAGATTTGTTGGACAGATCGAACATCAAACTCTCTGATGGTGATTGGGATGAACTTGGTCAGTACTTCGATGCTTGGGTATTTGATGCATTCAACAAGGATTGACAATGCCACCAATGTTAGTTCTCAAGCGTAAAGTAAGACCAGGTACCAAAAGACGTCAGCATGAACTTGTGCAGAAGGAAGTTGAGAGTGGTCTTACAGAATTTTCCAAAGTTGTGAAGGGTAAATTTGAAGACACTGTAAACAATTGGGGTGAGAAACCTATCTTCACAGTAAGTATTAAAGTTACTAAGAGACGTTGGTCTGTTATAGCCAAAGTTGCAAAGACAACAAAGATTGGTAAAATTTATGGTTGGGTAGATAAAGGCACAGGTTCTAGAGGTGGTGGTAAGGATTATGAGATTCGACCAAAGAAGAGTAATTATTTGTCATTCAAAGTTCCACACACTCCAATTACTCTACCAAATCCTAGTATTCAAGGATTTCCACCTACTGGAGATCCTAAATTTCTGAATGTTGAAGTTGTGCACCATCCTGGTATTTATCCTCGTAATTTTACAGAGACAATTATAAAGTGGGCAAAGAGTAAAGAGGCTGGAGCGTTCAGAAGTATTATTGAAGCATCTGTAAAACGTGCATATCGTAAGATAAGTAAAGGAGAATCGGCATGAAATTCACACTAAGACTCAAAGGTGGTCTAGGATCTGGACATTATGGTCATAAAGGTCGTCCTGGTCATCAGGGTGGGAGTTTGCCTGAAGGAAGTTCAGCTAGTGCTGTTGATAAATGGTTCTCTGGTAGTAAGGTAGTAGATACAAAAGGGAATCCTATAACGGTTTATCATGGAACACCAAATTCTCTTGTTTATAACACTAATTACTCAAAAGAATTGCACAATGCTATAGTAAGAATATACAAAGATACTGGAAGAATAAATCCTCCAAGTATAGATGATATTAATAAAGATTTAGACGGATGGGGGAGAGCATACAGAGATTATCAAATTAAGAATGGTGGTGATATTATTAAACAAACTTCACCATTTACAGAATTTGACTTGGATAAAAGTGGCAGTAATACAGAATCAAATGATGCTAAGGGTGGAATATATTTTACACCATCAAAAGATTTTGCCAGTTACTTTGTATCAACAAGAACGTATGACCCACTTCTAGAAAAGACATACACAAAGACTGGAGTGGGAGCAAAGATATATAGTGCGATTCTGTCTGTCAAAAATCCTCTTGACTTAAGATATGGAAGCTCAGAAGATTCAAAAGCACGCCAGAGAGCAGCCATGACAAAGATAGAAAATTTGAAAAGACAAGGTTATGATGGAATTGTTAACTATGTAAAGGACTCTTCTGGAAGGAGACAAACAGAGTGGGTGGTTTTCGACCCTAAACAGATAAAAATTGTCGATGAAAAATCTAATTAATTATTTATAAACAAAGAACATTGTGTTGAGAAGCAACTTCCCATCTCTGAGAAGGATGTTCAGAAATTAAGGAGAATCGGTATGAAATTCACAATCAGACTTAAAGGTGGTGCTGGTTCAGGGCATCATGGACACAGAGGTATTCCTGGTCATCACGGTGGATCCCTTCCAAGAGATGGTCAAGCATCTGCAGCACCTAAGTTTGCAGGAAGACAATTGGAGAGATCTGAAGTAACATATGAGTACAATGTTAGTAATGGTAATTATAAACTTCCAAAGGGAATAAAAGTTTGGATTAAGACAGGTACTCAGAGATCTGGTGTGTGGTACGGTGCTGCACAAGTACTTGACAATACTTATGATGTTGTTACTACTAAATCTGGCGACATACTGTGTGTTATTCCAGGAGGAAATTTTATGATAAGGAAAGGTCAGAATGTTGCTGAGAAGGTAAGATTCTTTGAACCTACTCATGCGATGTTGCGTGATGATATGGGAAGACTTGTGCCAAAGAATCTTACTAAGGTTGATAAGAATTTTGATGTGTATTACAATTCATGATAATCATTTTATCGTGTAATTGACAGGTATATTATCTTAGGAGACACACAATGCCTTGGTCTAAGACTTCTGAAGCACCAGCGAATATCCAGGAACTGAATGGTGTAAGTCTTACACTCGAGCAGATGAATTGGATTGCTAGAGTAGCTGATGCTATTCCTGACAAGAAGTATAGTTGGGCAATTGCAATTTCCAAATTCAAGAAATCATTTGTTATTGATGGAAGTTCGTGGAAGAGACGAGACACAAAAGAGAAGGAATATTCCAAATTACAAGTAGACGGTTCACTCAGTGTACCTGCTGATTTGTATGTTAATAAGCAGGATAATGGTAGATACAAGATTATCAGTGTATCAACTGCTGCACTCAAAGATAGAGAAGGCGAGACCTTTACGGTCGATGCCATAGACTACGAAATAGCACAAGCATTGAAGACTGGCGAGTATCCCGAGTTTAGGGTATTTCACAAAAGGCCATTAGGAATTGGCAGAGTGAAGAGCATGAAACGTGTCGGGATATTCGCTGTCGAAGAGGGTGAATCTTACGATGATCCGTTCTCATTAGAAGTGTGTGAGAAGATGTTGTCACACAATACTGGGAAGTGGAAGACATCAAGAGGATTCAAAGTGCTGGAAGCCTCAGGTGGTTGTCCACATTGTGGAGAATCTCTGTTGATTCGTGAAAAGCATATGACTGCTGGGTTCAGATGCCCAAAGTGTTTGAAAGTAAATTCAGGATTTAAAGGGTCTCTAGATGATACGAGATTCTTAAAGACCAAAACATTTGACATTACGGTTACTGATGTTCCTGCTGTACCGTGGACAGGTGTTGCTGCATTCGTGCATACAAATAAACAGGAGGCTGTTATGAAAAAGGAAATTTTGAAGAAGAGACTTCTGAAGGCTGGACTTTCAGAAGACGTGATCGACGAACGGTTAAAAGACATTACCGATGAGACCTTGAAATCCTTCGATAATGTCCCTATGGCTGAAGTCCTCAAGGAATTCAAGCAAGATTCTGATGAGGATGAAGAAGATGATCCTATCGACGACCCGGAAGATGATCCTTCTGAGGACGAAGATTCTGAAGAGGTTGGTGAGAAGGAATACAGAGACAAAGAGCAGGTGTTTGTCCTTGATCCCACTGTTCTCAAGGAATTTGCAAAAATTGCCAATGAACAGGCAAGTTTTGTCCTCAAGGAATTGCTTGAAGGTGCTACTCTCGAAACTGAGGGTGATGAAGTCACCAAGGAAATCGAAACCATCGAAGAGTTGAAGGAAGAAGTGCAAGGATTGCGAGACGTTATTGAACGATTGCTTGAGAAGGACGAAGATCGTCTCAAGGAACTCATTGCTGAAACTCCTCGTGGCAGCACACTGCGCATTTCAAGATTCAAATCTTCCAAGATTCCTAAACTCCTCAAACCTGAAGATCAGGTAGAGGATGAAGAAGAGGATGGTGAAGAAGAGGTTACCGTCCCTGTGAAGAAAAAGAAGGAATTGAGCGGCAAGATCATTGATGCCGACGGTCATGTCTCTGGCAGCATGACTGAGTTCCTCAGACATGATTAAGTGATAATGCCGTATCACATTCTGTAATTGGAGGTAAAACTATGGTACAACCTATTGTTAAACCCAGTAATGCTCTCGTAACTTTCTTCGATTCTGGTCGTACGGTGTTGAAGGAGCAGGATCTCGGAGATCCTTCAACTGTCAACATCTATGGTCGGTATTCGATCTTCGATCCCTGTGTTCAGGGAGATGTGTTTGGTCTGCAAGTTCAATCACACGGTCTGATCAACTGGCTTGGCTGGCGTCCAAATCGATTCTATCGCAGACGTGTTGACTTCATTACCTGGTTTGGTCCTGAAGGAACTTCTGGACAAGGTGCTACGACAGGTGCTGGTGCTCCCTGTGCTGATCCTACTGTTGGTTTTGAGTACGGTCATGCTGGATATGAGCTCCTGCACTCTTCATGGTACCACCGAATTGGTGATCCACTTGATCCTCATACCATCAATCAGGATCGTTGTGAAACCAGTCCTCGTTATCGTCTCAACGGTAAGGTTATCGCTGATGACATCGAATGGCAGATGAACGGCATCATGACCGCAATGCAACAGTCCCTGCGGCGTGGTGTTATTCACGATTCTCACCTCTCTGCCAATGAGATGAATGGTCTCGAGACCATCATCAAAACCGGATACGTTGACGATGACGGTCAACCAGCACCGATGTTGGACAGTATTCTCGTCAATTGGGCAAACGACACCCTTGATGGTGAGAATAATGGTTTTGGCAACTTCTTCAATTATCTTGATGAAGTCATCACAGAAATTGAATATCGTGCTCAAGACCTTGGTCCAATCACCGAAACTGACATGATCTTGTTGACCTCTCGCTTCATGGCAACCTGCCTTCTGGACGCTTATGCCTGTTACACCACTTGTGGTGTTACTGACAGCAACGATGTCACTGATCAGGCTCTGCGAGCAGAACAACGTAAGGCAAGGTTCGCACTCAACGGTGGTCCACTTTACGATGGTGCCAGTGCTGTCGGATTTATCAATCTCAAATCCGGTCGTCGGCTCCCAATCATCGTGGAAGACTCCTTGGACATCAACAAGTCCCTGTATGGATATTCAACTGACATCTACATTCTCTCTCGCAGAATCGGCAACTTGGATGTTCTGTATGGTGAATATCTTGATCTTCGGGAATACACCAATCGTGTCAAGAAATACGCACCTTCATTCTCTGCACGTGCTGATGCTGCTGGTCGGTTCGTGTCAAAGGCAAAGGAAGACAACTGGTGTATTACCCTGATGATGGGTATGTCTCCTGAACTCTATCTGGCTGCTCCGTGGGCACAGGTGCGTATCAGTAATGTGGCTTGTGCCAAGATGAGACGTCCGGTCTCAGGTGATCCATTCCAACCGGATTATCTGCCTGGTGGTGGTTTGCTTTACAAGGCTGCTGCCTTATCGTAATCAGTCACTGTTTCTCCTTGAAGGCGAATTACAGGAGCTAACAACTCCTGTAATTCTTATTGCTGACAAGTTATATTAATGGACTGAGGTTGTGTAAATGAGAATAGAAATAAGCGTTGTAACAGGAACGTACAATCGCTTAAATTATCTTCAAAAGATGGTTGAATCCACAAGATTATCCATAGGAAGAGGTATACCTTATGAGATAATCGTTGTTGATGGTGGATCAAAAGATGGAACTCCAGTTTGGTGTAAATCACAACCTGATATAGTTTTCATACAACAGGGTGCCTTGCTAGGTGCTGTCAAAGCGTTCAATGCAGGGTTTGCACAAGCTAAAGGTAGATATGTAGTTATCGGTAATGATGACATTGAATTTGTATTTGAAAGTATTCAAGCAGCATATGCTTACATGGAAGATCACAAGGATGTCGGCATAGGCTGTTTTTATCAGGACAGAGGTAATAGGGAGTTTCATGTCGAATTGCTGGCTGCCACCAGAGATGGTGTGCACGTTAGTGTACCTTACGGACAGGTTTGCATAGTACCGAAGTGGCTTGGTGATAAGGTTGGATGGTGGGGTAATTACACAAAGACATATGGTGGTGACAACGAACTGTCTTGTAATATTTATGAATTAGGATACAAGATTGAACCTGTACCTTGTGCTTGTATTCACGACAAGATGCCAATGGATGAATTACGGATCAAGAATACAGGTTCTGTAGAACTGAACAAAGGACAACATCCAGATTCTATTGCTTACATGAAGAAATGGTTAGTTGGAAGACACGGTCCAAATATTGTGTCAAAACCTCTTGTACCGAATCCATTGAAACGTAAATTACGAATCTTGTATGCTCCAATTTATGAGCACAGAATAAGGATGCAATTGACTACAAAGCGAGGGTTAAGGGACGCTCTTGCAAGACGGTCTGCTGTGTCAGAAGTGGATTACATGAATAATCCTCTTCTGATATTTGATGTTGCGAATATGTTCAAGCCTGATGTATTCTTATTACAATTACACAATAGTGATGTATTCCCAATAAACTTGATGAAGGAATTGAGACAAGAACACAAGGACGCTGTATTTGTAAATTGGAATGGTGATTATAATCCCAGCATATTGTATTCTGAGAGTTATATACGTCTTATGCACGAATTCGATGTTGCCTCATTTGTCTGTGCTGACGTACACAAGAAATACAAGAATTGGATGTATTGGCAGATTGGTTATGAAGAGTCAGACGCTTTGCCGACTGTTACTACTAGAAAACATGATGTATTATTCTTAGGGAATGAGTACTCGGAGAAGCGTAAAGTATTTGGGAATATGTTAAGGAATTTACGTGGTGTTAATGTTGGAATTTATGGAGATTGGAAGTCAATAAGGGTTGAAGGCATGAATTTGTACAACTTCGATGAAGGTCAGAGGTTGTATATGAATTGTAAAATAGCTCTCGGAGATTGCCAGTGGAGAGATTCTGTGGGTTATGTGTCGAACAGAATTCTTCAATGTTTGTATGCTGGTACATTCATGCTGCAGCAGAGCTTCAAGGGTATGGAGAAGTACACAGGTCTGAAGAATGGTGTGCATCTTGTTACCTGGGACTCCATAGAAGAGATTCCAGACCTTATAAAATACTGGATGAAGAATGAAGATAAGCGGTTGAAGATTGCCAAAGAAGGACAGGAATTTGTCATGACTAAACACAGCTTCGACGTTAGGGTAGACGAATTGTTCAAGAAATTGTTATCAACTTCTAACAGAGTCAGGGGTATATTATTATAATGAAAGATGTTACGATTATAATTCCTGCTTATGTTATAGACGAACAATCAACTACTTGGTTGTATGAATGTATCGATTCTGCTTTGAGACAGGATTGTCAGGTTATTGTTTATGATGATTATTCACAATTGGACACAGAGTTATTGAAATTGCACTTTGAGAATGTCAGTAATTTGAAAGTCTTCAAAAGTTCTGTGCACAAGGGTGTGTCTCACACAAGAAATCGTGCAGTCGAACAGGTTACTACAAGTCTCATATTACCACTTGATTGTGATGACAAACTTGTTGATGGTGCTGTAGATAAGTTGTTGAGTACTTGGGATGGCACACCTGTTTATCCTGATTTGGCAAAGTTCGGCACACAGGAAGTAGCACATTATCGTCTTCTTGATTTTTCATGTAAATTAGCACAGGAGAAATTGGGTATTGCCTCTGTGACTGTCTTACATGCTGTTGATCAATGGAGAGCAATTGGTGGTTGGAATGAGAATCTGGATTTGTATGAGGATGCTGAGTACAATTCTAGGTTGATGCTAACATATTGTGGTAAAAATTTACACGAACCTTTATTACGTTACAGACAACATGATAAACAGAGGACTCGTAACATAAAAGACACAGCAATATCAGTGCAAATTTCTCGTGACATATTGAATAGTTTAAGGAGGTTCCAAGTGAGTTGCCCAGCATGTGGTGGTAAGAGACGTACGTCAGCAGAGGCTATTGCAAGTAAAGCTCAAGTTGCTGCTGCTGCTAATGTGAATAATCTTCCTGGTACACAGGATGGTCGTATACTTGCTTTTTACACTGGTGGTAAAGGTCAAGCTGCACATTATTACAAGGGTGTGTTCACACACTTTGCATACAAGGTCGAATATGGTAATTACTATTATGTTGACCCTAACGATGCTACCAGTCCTGAAACTCCAGGCAGAAGATCATTCTTTGTGAAGGTCGAGAAGGAAGCTGTTGTCGAGAAGGTTGAAGAGCAGAAGCTGGAAGAGGTTGTAACAAGAACTCCAGTTGTTGACGTTGTTCGGAAACCTGTCGTAGAACCTGTTGTTGAGGAGTCACTTCCTGATGTCGCAGCATTGACCGTCGGTGATATTCGTGACTTGGATGTGACAGAAGAGACAGCTGCAGTACTTCTGGAGCGTGAGAAGAGAGGCAAAGGTAGATCAGGAGTGTTGTTTTGGTTAGGTAAGAAGGCAGGTAAAGACGGTGCTTGAGTCTATACTTGTTATAGGATTGGCAACCTTTGGATTGACTTATCTGATATGTTATACGGATGGTCCAAAAGATATCTTCAAGAAGGTCAGAATTTTGGCTGGAGTACATTACTCCTTTATTGGTGATGAGGAAGTGTATGATCCTCCGACGAAATTCTTTGCTAAATTATTGGTATGTCATTGGTGTACAGGCACATGGATAGCGATTTTACTCTCACTAACTTACGTATATTTAGTTAGTGGTAATTACGTGTCGTTAATCTGGCTTATTCCTGGGAGCGTAGGTGTGTCAGGATTTTTAGCTGAGAAGGTGGTCTAATATGGCTTATACAATTCGACTCAAAGGTGGTCCTGGATCAGGATTTCATGGTCATAAAGGTCGTCCTGGTTTTGTTGGTGGGAGTTCTCCTGAAGGTAGCTCGGCATCTGGTTCCCAAGCTCCTGATGAATCAGGTTTGGATCCTTATTCTAAGGAACTTATAGCCATTGGTAAGAAGGCAATTGCTCTTGGCATCAAATCTTTTACAGACAGAAGAATTGTTAAGGACATTGCAAGAGGTGCTGCTGAGCTCATAAACAGTAGAACTAAAGTTGGTTATACTGTTTATGGTAGTGATACTTCTCATTTATCTGAGGATGGCACACATGATCTTGGATCATTCCCTATGGTTGCTTATGGTGCAGAGACACCTAAGCAAGTGCAAGGAATGATTAACTATCTGAAGGGTTTTGGATACAAGGCTATGCTCGGTCCTGAGAAGTACGGCATACTCGTAACTCCTCCAGACACAAAGTCACTCGAAGATTACTGGACAGGTCAGAAGGAATTTATTGGTAAATCTTATGTTATGCGGCTCAAAGGTGGTCCCGGTTCAGGACATCATGGACACAGAGGCATTCCCGGTCATCATGGTGGATCCCTTCCTGCTGGTGGTCAAGCGAGTGGTAGGAAGACTACTAAACTCAATCGTAGAGAAGTTCATTCTCCAGATGATAAACCTGGAGATTTACCAGGAATTAGATCACGTATCCCCAATGAGGATGGAGAATTGAGTAGAGGTAGTGCTCACGAGGCATATGCTAATATGTTTAGGGATGATACCAGTAATGTTACAGAAAATATGAAAATTTTACATAACAGAAGAATTGCATCTGGTGAGTATGATACTACAGGGCAAGAGTCACAAGCACAAGATGCTTATGAACAAGTTCTTGATGACATAACAAATCAAATGTATGATATTGCTGATAAGATGAGAAAACGAGGTTTAACACCATCTGTTCGATTACTTATCAGAGATTATCAAAAGATTAATAATATGAGGTTCAACAAGCAGGAACGTGAGGATTTATCATCAATGTTGAGTCAAGGTAGTTATCAATTAGGGAACCCAATTCTGGACTAACAATGGCTAGAACACAGGACATATCTCTTACTCAGCAAACTGGTCTAACTCTTGATCGTTATCAGGAATTGTTGAGTTTACCTATCGCTGCCTTCAATGGTTTGAACAAACCGGGTGAAGTTCCTGTGTACAGTTGTACTACAATCTGGAGACAATCTAACAGAGATAATCTTGCAAGATATCTAGCCATAGCTGAGGAGAAGCGTGAACAGGAATTGGGTTACTTTATAGCTCCTAAGTATATCGAAAGTGAAGAATACCCAATTACCACTCCTCTTGTTCTGAACAAGAAGCATCTTATTAGTGTGGGATTGAAGACGATAACAGATATACAGACTGCTGTAGCAATTACTCATCGCGATGGTAGTGGTAATATTATTGACCCGGTTGTGTTAACTATTGCAACAGCCTTGGTTGTACCGACTTCTGATATTGTAGTTTATTATCCTGGTGAGTCAGTTCCAATCCATCCGAGTTACATATCATTATTAGCAGGTGTATTGACGATAAAAATACCGAGGTCTAGATTAGTATTACCATCCCTGAATGACGACCGTGAGGATCCATTACAGTACGATGATGATACAAACTTATTGACAACTGTTGATGTGAAATATGTCAGTTATGATGCAACAGAGGGTGTGCATTACATAACCTTCGGTGATGCATTTGCTGAGACACCAACAGCAGGAGCAGCATTGATAAAGAGCAAACGGTTGTCAATCATTGACTTAGACATATACAATTTACTGTGTGTTATCGGATTTGCAGCATGCTCAGATTCTTCCAAAGCTGTCGTTAGAGTATCTTACTTGTCAGGCAGACAGGAGTCTGTCATGACAGAGATGCAAACTCTTAGATTGGCACATTGTCTTATGCCATTCGAGCCTTGCTCTTGTGATGCAGAACATCGATATTGGTCAGATGATGTCGAAGAGAATCCTAACAGTATTATCACTCCATATGGTTCAAAGAGTGGTGCTGTTGATGCATGGGTTGCAGATTCAAGAGCAAAGGTTGGACAAGGTGGTAAATTCCCAGGGAATATAAGGAGATTGTGATGGTTAAACTAACTATCAGACTCAAAGGTGGTGCTGGTTCAGGCTTCCATGGTCATAAGGGTAGACCTGGTGAAGTAGGTGGGTCAGCTCCTAAAGGTTCATCACCAGGAACACCTGTTGTTATGGATAAAGGTTCTTCAAAGTCTGTTATTTCTGATTTGGAAAATAATAAACTTTACAGAGCTGGATATTCAAAGAGTGCACAATTTTATGATAAGCAAGTAATGTTGAAGCCTGTGACATCACGTGCCAGAAGCAGAGCTACAAATTATGATTTCCCATCCAGACTTAATTTGATAGTAGATAAGAGAGAAGATGGAAATTGGCATGGAGAAATAAATCTTGATGGCTCAATAACTGATCTGGAATACTCAATTCCAGGCATGGCTCCGAGACTTAGATTTGAAAATGGTAATCTGCAGAGTCTTTTGAATGACATGAATACGACACTGACAGATGTTGCTCATAAGATGGGTGGCACAGTTTCAAGAAGATTGTGAGATTAATGTGACTGACAAACTTACGGTAAAGATAATTTCTCTAACAGGCAAGATTGCAGTTGTCAGATATGACAATAAGACTTACATTGTGGCTAGGGATTATGTAACAGGTTCAAGACCAGGTATGAATGTCAATATCTTACCTGAGGCAATTTCCACAGGAACAGAGCATGGTATAGACTGGAAGTTGATCTATCCTGACGGTATTACCATATCTCCTGAAGAATTGCAAAGTGCTTTATATGCTCAAGGTATATTTACAATAGAAGACATGGAACGTAATCCGAATGGAGTCGCAAGTGTAATTGGTGCAATTACACGTAAGACTTCTGCAAATTTATATAAAACAGTGCATGATATAATAGGAGGCACATAATGTCTGGATCTTTCAAGTATAAGAGTGGTAGAATTTGGCTTCAGCGGAAGAAATTTGAACCTTATCAACTTCTTCTGCCTTATGGCATAACTGGTATCACAGATCCGGTTGGTAACCTTACTGCCATCAGGGAGCCGTCAGCATCGAAGCGTGGTGAAAGTGTTATTGTGGATATTACAAAGGGTGAACCTGCGTTACCACAATTCCAAATTGATACAAGACTTCAGAACACATTCAACTATATGTTAGGACTGAAGGATTGTACTTCCAACTTCCAATGTCATCTTGGTAAGTGTGGTAGAGCTGACGATTATTATGGTTCATCCTCAATGCTGTTGTGGGAACGTTCTCACCGTGGTGATTTGTCGATCGACCGTATGGCAATGATCGAAGGTGACGACGCTCCTGTACAGACCACTGTACCGTTTGTGGCTGAAGTTGGTCCAATTCCCGTTGACTTTGGTGTCGAGTTTACCTCACCTCGCACAATTCTCGAGACAGAAGCTGTCAGTGCTATGGCGTTCCTTGAATCTGAATGTCTTGAAGATTGTAGGTCTCAAGCAGATGCTGGTGAGAATGGTTATCTTGCAACCTTGAAGTTGGTGGGTTCTGCTCTCAACACAGCGAATGTTTGGTACACTGGTGACAAAGGTGAGACCTGGTTACAGACTAGCTCAAATCCATTACCAGCAGGTGTGGATATCTCTGATATCTTGGCTATTGGTACAAAGAAAGCTCATCGTCTGATTGTGTCAGGTGGTACTACTCGTGCTGGAGAACATGCTATCGTTGCATACGCTGATGTTACCGTCATGGGAACGACTACCTGGGTACAGGTTGAAGTTGGCACAACTGATGATGAATACATCAACAAGTTGTACTGTATGGATTGGACTCATGTGTATGCTGTCACAGACTTAGGTAATATCTATATGTCTGGTGATGGTGGTGTGACTTGGGAATCTGTGTATGCTGGTGCTGCTGATTTGTATGACATTACAGGTTACCGAGACGGCACATTGTGGGCAGTTGGTGAGTCCAATCTTGTGTTGTATAGCTCAGATTATGGTGCTTCTTGGACTGTCGTAACTGGTCCCGTTGCCGGTTCTGGTGACGATAATATGTCTGTTTGTCTGACTCCTGATGGAACTGTCTTAATCGGCAATAATGCTGGTGAATTGTATGGTTCTTATGATAATGGTGATGAGTGGACTACTCTGGCTGTGCAAGGTATTGCTGTCACATCAATTGACAGAATTGCCTCGTGGGGTGACTCAATTATTTGGGTCATTGCCACAACTGCCTCAGGTAGTCGTGTATTCAGATCCGTTGATGGTGGAGCTTCCTTCAGGTTGTGGGCTCTTGGTTTGCCAACCAATTCTGGTCTCAATGCACTAGCAGTCGTTGATCCGAACGTTGTCTTTGTTGGTGGTGAGCCTCACGGTGGTACTGCCTTTATCTCCAAGACAATCAGCAATTTCGTTGGCATCTAACATACCCAATATGTAGGAGGGTTGTACCTTCCACTCAACTCTCCTACATTCTATCGTGAGGAGAAAACTTGGTAGAGCAGAAAGGTATACGATTAACATTATCCTCAGGCTTCACTGTCTTAGTGAAGCCTTTACCTCCATATTACCTGGACTTTATTGAAGAACAATTTCCACTAGTAAAGTACCCAACTCGTAAGATGAAGTTGATGGCAGGTGATACTATCGACATAGAATACCTTATACCGAATGCTGTACCAGAAGCCAGTAATGTCGAAGAATATGAATTGTATATCTCTTACAAGAATGCAGAAGTAAAGAATGATGAGATAGAAGTGTTACGTGAGAAAGCACGTACTGACTTCTTACTTTCAAATTGTGTTGTAATTGAGTCCGGTCCAATAGAATTGTCCAGCGAAGATTGGGTTAACAGAGTTGAGGCAGCATTCCCAAATTACAAAGTGTCAACACACCCTGGAAAGCGTTTGTTAGCATTCTTGAAGAGTAATGTAATAGTTGATGCTAAAGAACGTTCGGCAATTGTAGAATCTGCGTGTTATCAGGAGGTGAACCTACAAGGCATAATAGATGCCTTGTTAGGGTTTCAACTTGAAATGGGACGAAAAACCGTTACATAAGGTAATTTTTGACAAGAATGCAGGTGAAGATACTATGTCTTTTACAAGTATGAGATTTATTGAAGCCAGCACAGCATATGCATTTAGTATCCCTTATGATGAGAGATGGTTTGAGATACCTGTCAAATCAAGAACTTATATGGTAGCTACGAAATTAGGAAAAGAGTGGTTACACAGCTTGCAGGAAGAGTACGCTATGCAGAAAGTTAGAAAATAATGTCTGACGAATTTGCTGGGAATAATGAGGAAGATTTACTGTGGAAGGCATCAATAGATGACCAGACCGGTAAATTCTTTGATAATTTCAATAAGAATGTTGAGAAGACTGATAAGACAGTAGCTGCTAAATCAGGTGGTATGAGTAACAGCCTATTAAAAGTTGGTGCTGTGGTTGGTGTTGTTGGAGGTGTATTTGGTACTTTAGCTAGTATGTTTGTGAAAGCTGTTACTGGTGGTATTAGTGGTTTTGGAGACCTTATAAAAGTAGCAGTACAGTTACGTACTGAGACAGATGCTCTTAACAGATCACTTGAAATTACAGCAGGACAGGCTGGATATTCATCTGAACAAATAAATAAATATGTAGAATCTTTGAAGGATCAAAGTTTTACCACAAGAGAATCATTACAAACCTTGAAGAAAATGGTTGATGGGGAATTGGATTTGAGCAGAGCTACTGAACTTGTTACTGTAGCACAAGATGCTTCTATTGTGTCTGGAATGAAAGTTTCTGATGCTATGTTGCAACTTATTCAAGTAATTGCAGCACAGACTGAAGCTAGTGCTAAACAGAGTAATAGACAAAGTGCTCAAATGCTAAAGTCTTTAGGACTTTATGTAGATTTTCAAGCTGCTTATCAGAAAGCTGCGCTCGAATCTGGTAGAATAGTCGAACAACTTACTGCTGTTGAGAGACAACAGATTGCTCTTAATGCTGCCATTGAGGCTGGTACTCAAATTACTGGTGCTTATGAGAGTGCACAAGATTCATCTTCCAGAATAATCAAAGCATTGCCTGGATACTACGAAGAAGTGAAATATGCAATAGGTGCTGCATTCGAGCCTGTTTATACAGCAGCTATTGGAGATTGGGAGAAATTCCTTAAGAATTTGGTTGAATGGTTACGTGATAATGAAGATGAAATAAATCAACTTGGATACGACATAGCAGAGTTTGTCGAAGGTTCAGGAAAATTGTTGTATGAATTATTATTAAACCTTGTAGATGTTATACCTAAATTGATAACTCTTATACCAGACCTTTCCGAAGCCATTGCCAAAGAGTTAGCACCAGCATTTGGTATGACAGCAGAACAAATAGAGAATTCTGATTCTGCTATGACAACACTCTTAAAGAGTTTAACGTTGTTTAAGGCATCTGTTACTGCGACAGAGAAAGCATTTGAAATTCTCAAAAGTTATGGTTATACTGCATCAGAAATTGAAGTGGCAATGTTAGAATCTGCAACAGGAGTATATTCCACAAGAGCTTTGTCATTCATGGAAGAATATCAGAAGGCATATGCTGACACATTCCACGAATTGTCAATAACGTACGGTTTGGTAGATGAGAAGACTGGTGAGATAATAGATAAAACTAAACAATTGACAGAAGAAGAGAAGAAAGCACTTGAAACGGAAAAAGAACTTGCCAGAGAGCGTGAAACTGCTGTTGAACGTCAACTTGTTGCAGCACAGAAATTACAGAATGCTTTGATCAGTGCAAATTACAAGTTTACTGAACTTAAGACATCTCTTGAGGATGAAGCACTTGAACGTTCAATACAGAAGGGTAGAGATGACATACTGGCTGCTATATCTAGAGCTAGACAAATTGAAGATATTGAACGTAATAATTCTGAGAGAATACAATCTATTTTGGAAAATGCTGCTGAGGCAAAGAGTGAATTAGCTATACAAGCTGCTGAACAGTCTTTACAGATTGAGAAGGATCACCAGAAGAGATTACAGGAATTATTGATAACCTTCAATTATGAGGCTGGTGAATTAGCAAGGAAGCGTGATGCTGTTGGTTTACTGTCCTTGGTAAGACAGAATAAACGACAGATAAGTGAGGAAGAACGTGCTGTTGCTGAGAGAAGAACGAAAGCTCGTGAAGAGTATCTGAAGACAATACAAGACATGGACGAAAGTCTGCAGACTCAACTCAGGAAGGCTGAGGAAGCTAGACAAAAAGAGTATGAGTCTATGAACAGGAATCTTAGAAGACAGGCTGAATTACAGAATCTGTACGATAAGTGGGCAGAAGAGGATAGAAGACGTAAGTTAGACAGAATATTACGTGACATGTGGAATAGCTTTATAGCCATGGATGGTATGACACAGACTGGTCTTAACAGATTGTTGCAAGATTGGGGTGTCTATTTTGAAAGTCTAAGTGCTTTGGTAAATGCATACAATAGTATGTTAGGAATTTCTGTACCACAAAGTAGTTCCAAAACTGTCATACCAGTAGGCACATCACAAACATCACCAGGAAAGTATCTTACAAGAAATGTTGGACAAGCAGGTCAAGTATCTTCTGAATTGATAGATTCAGGATTAATAAATTCATTGAATTCTTACAATCTTAAGCGTATACCTTCTGTCGCTCCTTCTGAATCTCAAGCTACTAGAAATATGCACATAACAGTTGATGGAACAGGTTTGGAACCTTATGTACAACGTCTTGTTGTCAATGCACTTATAGAAGTTGAGAGAAATAAAGGTTAGAATGAGAAATTATCAAGTTGATACACTTTACAAAATAGGCACAGATCCTAGTAAATTGACTACACTGAAGAATTTAGGACTTGCTGCTCCAGACCAAGTTACGTATCAGGCTGCTTCAGTTTATACAATAAGAGCTGACATGTCGAGAGTTGGTGATGGATATTCGATAGCTGCGTGGATTTGGGATGTCATATCTATAGACAGACTGTCAAAATTATTGGAGTATCTTGAAGGTGCAGATTATGTCAATCTCTATATTAGAACTGACATAAGAGATGGCACACACGCTGTGGCTGCTAATGCATTCAAAGTATTTAGTGCTGTTATGTGGAAGCCATTATTATTCGGACAGGATGGTAATCCTATCGTAAGGTCTCCTTATGCAATGCAGTCTGTTAAATTACAATTTGTCAATTTAGTAGAAGTAGCAGGTTATCTATGACAGTATTATCACCTGCTGATTTGGTTGCATTACGATCACATCCTCATAAGTCAACATTTTATATGTCAATATTCAAGCCTGAATTGGTATACACTGGACAAGTTGCAGGTACTCCAGCTTATGGTGCAAGAGAGATAACTGTCACAGATATATCTGGTGACATTGCGGATATTGAAGAAGGATTTACAGTTAAAGTAAAGGACGCTGATGGTAATTTAGTTTGTAAACGTAGATATCGTTCTAGGGTAGGACAGATATTGAAATTGGATGAGAATGTTGTGTCATGGAGTGTAAGCTATACAATCGAAGTTTACAGACAGTACGAGTTGTGGACTATATTTCCATACATAGATGCTGCTGACGATTACAGATTTTACAAAGATTATGACATAGCATATTCTGATCAGAATATACGTATACCACCTGTAGCTATAGCAGGATCACACAGAGCAGGATTCTTAGATGGTGGTAGTATTACATTCGATTTGGATTGCAGTGATTCATATCCAATAGCACATGGAGCATCTGCTACAATGACTTATTTGTGGTCATGTGATACTGGTGTGATAGATTCTGCAACAAGTGAGACAACAACAATAACATTTACGGCTGCTGGTCAGCATATTGTAAAATTGACTGTAACTGACAGTATGGATTCTAGTCAAAGCACATACAGAATATTCTTTGTACACACTAGAACCGGTGCAGATTCTCCTCATTTGAATTTTACATTGGAATCAATTGATTGTAGTTGGTCTTCTGGTGGATGTACTTTGAGTACAATATTGAAGGAAGCTGCTAATATTGAAGACATAGAAGATGGTGCACTTGTTGTAATTTGGAGTGAGAATTGGTATAATAATACAAAACAGAATATTGGTGCTTTCAATGAGGTAAGGTTTGTTGGTTATATCCTTTCTGAATCTATACAAAGAACAGTTACTGCCAATGAAGTGTCGTTCGATATTGGAACGATTGATGCTCTTATGAAGAATATGAGAATGTTTTCATTGTCTCTTGAGGCAGTACCTTCTGGAAGTCTTGCAGTGACGTGGTATCAATTTCCTTACAATACATTAACAGTAGCTAGAGCAGTACACCATTTATGGAAATGGCACAGTACATTATTTGAAATTGCAGATGTATTCTTACCTACTGAAAATTTGTATACAATGACAGCTTGTGATGATATGACAGATGGTAATTTGTTTACATTGACAGATTGGGTATACGAAAATGGTATATTTGCTAAATTGTATTGTGATCAAGTAAGTGGTGTGCATCTCGACATAGATTCTCTTATACTTGATGACACTACTAGAGATGCCTTGGAAACGTACTTTGACATTACTACACAAGATTGGAGACTTGAAGAGGGTTTACGAATTGACAGAAATAAAGATCCTAAAGCAGCATTGGTGTCTGCATCTGGAGTTGCTAATATTTCAGGCACATTTACTCCTCTTATAGCACAATCTCCTGGTGTTATTCCGAATAATGTTGGTAATGACATAATAAATGTTGAGAGACTTGTTTTGTATAGTCAATCACAATTGAATACTTTAGTTGGTAGATTATATGCAATAGCAAATTCTGAGATATCTGAAATCGGATTATCTTTTGTTGGTGATTATCCAATTACATTATCACCAAAAGTTTGGTACACATTAACAATCCCTGCCTCTTATACTCGTAGAGGCATAGACATAGATGTCCGTATGTTGTGCAGGGAGGTCACTTACAGAGTTTCAATTACATCAGGGACAATATATCCTTTATGCATATTTGAAGTCGATGTTGACTCTCTGGACGGCATAACAGTAGAGTATACTGAGGAACCCGAAACTCCATACTCTCCAATACCTGCATACACACCTGCGATACCTTATGTTCCGAATATTCCACCAATATACCCAATTGTACCAATGCAACCATATCCAAATTATCCTGGAGGTTCTCCTACTACCATTGTGCCGTCTCCAGCTACTATACCTGCTATAAGTGCATTGTGTCGTACAAATTTAGCATACTCACCAAATGGTCCTTATTTTGTATACTCTGGAGAAGCTCCAGGAGGTAGTACTATAATACCAATTAGCTTCTTCTTACGAGGTACGAATTATACAAATTATACAAGGTACACACTTAATGGTTATTTCTATGACGTAGACGACGATACTGGTGAATACGAGATAACTACAGATGATGACTTTTACGAGATTTATGCGTTAGATGCTACTGGTACAAGAGTTGCAACAGGAGTAAAAGATCCTGTCGTTGGGAGTGGTTATCAGCGTACTGGTCGCTTCAATGTGGCTGCTGGTGTTGATATATCTGCGATAGAATTTGTTTGTGAGGTGCCTACATTAGCTAGTCATGCACACACATTAAATGATAATGACGGGTGGTACCCTGCAGTATATCCGTACTCGACAAGTTTTGGTGAATATACTTACATAGAGAATGCAGATGGTGGTTTAGTACAACAATTGGATAAATTGTCTTGTGGTGTTGCTAATCCTCCTTGGATTTATAGTGTTAACAGTAATGTGACTTTGTCTTCTGTATGGAATTTGACGAAATATCCTGCTTGGTTCAATTGGGTGACAATTCTACAAAATTCAGAAGAAGGACTTGTATCACATTATATGGAAGCTAAGACTCCTTGGGGATTAGTAGTTATTACTAATGATACTGACCAATTCAGCACAAAAATTAAGTATCCATCACACGGCAGTTTGTACGATAAATGGCAATTAAGATATAGAGTATATTTTACTAACATAAATGAAGCCTGGGTAACTCAATTTTCATGGCTTACTCCCATAGTACCTAAAATAACCATTGACTCATTATTATTGTGGAATGTGTGTTCACACTCATGAAGAATATAAGAGATATCTTACGCAGTAGAAGAGAACGAGACTCCAAGTTACAACCAAAGGTGTCAGTATTACGTTGTGTTACTGTAGGGATAGATTATCCGAATGATTGTGCTGTAAAGAACAGACCTGGTTACATTTGGGTACAAGAACAAGGCTCGAGTGGTGCTGTATTCCAAGTCTTTAATACTTCAGTGAAACGTCTTGTTGGTTTGAATGTACTAGTGTCATCAGAATATGGTAATCCTTTCAGAACAATGGTAATCAGTATGGATTGGGATATAACTCCCATGACATCAGAATCTCCTGTTCAAAATTCTCCAACTGTTTACAATCATGCAACTTCTCATGAATGGCAAGATACATATCCAGGTGCTGATGCAATATCAATTTATCCAAGAGCATTGATACCATTACGTGTGTACCCTGCCAAATTGGGAGACCTGAAGGTAGATATTGTACAAGGATTTTATATAGTTGGGAGTAAACTTGCTTATTATGAAGGTGAAGATGATTATGATTTGACTGCATACAAACCAGCTGGTGGTTATGTTGGTATATTAATATATCTCAATCCGATTACAAATGCTGTAGCTTCTGTTGTAGGCACAGCAGCTGTTATTGAGACTTCAATAGTTTATCCGGATGTGCCTTTGAATATATTACCACTAGCTTATGTGAAATTGTCTTCTACTGCTACTCTTCTGAATGAATCTGATATTGTATTAGACATAAGACCATTATACACAATAAATGATACAACACTTCAGAATGCTTTAGGAGCACTTGAGAATGAATTTGATATAGAATTTACACGACATGTTGTAGGAGGAGTGTGAGTTATGGCTTCTGGAAATACTGCAAAGGATGGTAGTGGAATTTATTATGCCTTACTTGTCAACTCAGCAGGTCAGCAGATTGTAGTACCTGCTGGTGTTATTGAGCAACAGTCAGATGTTACAGAAGATGATTCTGACAAGACATTTACTGTACCTGCTGGATTTACGTGGGAGATATTGTCAATACGAGTTGATTACACATCGTCTGCTGATGCTGGTAATAGGCAATTGTGTATTGAATTGACAGACGGTACGAATGTCATTCAGAGAATTATGGCAGGTATTGTACAAGCTGCTAGTTTGACAAGAAATTACAACTTTGCCGTTGGATTGCCAGACATGACTGCATTCAGAGATACATCACATCTTGCGAATCCAATACCGAATGGTCTTATATTATTACCTGGTTATACGGTAAGGATATATGACAAAGCTGTAATTGCAGCAGCTGCTGATGACATGTTAGTGAGGATGATGGTAAGAAAGGTCGCCTCTACATAACTTTTGAGTCACAAGTTATATTATGTGAACATTTACATTATTAGTCAGTGTTCGAACAGTCAGTTGGATTTCTGATCCTCCTGGTTCACAGCTTATAGGTCATTGTCAGCCTATATTATCCAACTGACTACTCGAATACCGACAATAAATTCTATTATGCAGATTATATCTGCAATGCTGTCTGAAGAGAGACAATGGACATAATAGTAGGTGATCGTTACTCAACAACTCCTGAAATGAAAGCATTACCAATTATCAGACAAATTTGCAGAGCTAGACCTGAAGGGTTTTATCACATGCCGAAGTACAGGTCTGGTATGTGGGACGGTTACATATCTCTTATGAGAGGTTTGAAAGAATTTCCTACAGGTTTATTATCACTTGTAGTGAATGGATTGGAGAAAGCTGGTTGGGAAGTAAATGTCATAGATAATACGGTTGTACTTCCACACAGACACATCCTAGTAGATTCGTTACATGGAATAAAACTCAGAGATTACCAACATGAGGCTGCTGAGACAATGACGAATTACCGCAGAGGTGTAGCAGGAATGGCTACGAATTCTGGTAAGACAGAAGTTGTGGCTGCGATATTGTGGTCATTGTATTTACCTCAAACTGTGGTTATTGTACACCGTAAAGAGTTGATGTACCAGACTGCTAGACGTTTGGAGAAGCGTCTTGGATGTAAGGTGGGAATTTATGGTGATGGTGTAAAGTCTAAGAAGAACATAACTGTTGCTATGATACAGACTTTAGCAAGAGATAAGAAGATTGATTTTACCGGTAATCAGGTTGTGATAAGTGATGAGTGTCACCACCTGTCAAGTAATCAGATGATGGACATTATGTTCAAGATTCCTGGAAGTTACAGATATGGATTTAGTGGTACACCATTGAAGTATGAAGTATTGGCTGACATGAAACTAGCAGCAGCTACTGGTGACATACTCTGCACAACTTCCAATGCATTTCTCGTAAAAGAGGGTTACTCTGCAGTTCCAAAAGTTTATGTGCACGTTGTTGAATCTTATGACGTTGACGAATGGGAGTTGGATTACCAATCTGCTTACGACAAACTTATTGTTAATGGTGAGGTTCGTAACAAATTGATTACAAAGTTAGCTAAAGAGTCAAAGGGTTTGGTACTCATACTTGTCAATCGTATAGAGCACGGTAAGATATTGACAGACTTATTACCAAATTCTGTATTTGTGTCTGGTAATGATGAAGCTGAATACAGAAATTCTGTGCTTGACAGGATGAGAACTGGTGATCCGGGAGTTTTCATAGCTACCCCAATTTACGATGAAGGAATAGATGTCCCAGCAGTTGACACAATTGTCCTGGCTGCAGGTGGTAAAAGTCATGTTAAGTTGCTGCAACGTATTGGCAGAGGATTACGTAAGAAGGAAGATAAGGAGAATATTCTTACTGTTCATGACTTTCTTGATGATACAAATATGTACTTATTAGAACATTCTCATGAAAGGGCAGATACTTATGCCTCTGAGAAATTCGAGACAATCGTTGTCAAATAAACCAGCTCTTGCCTCTCATTATGAATCTGCACACAAACAGATTCTTAGCAGGAAGTGCTTTATACGTCCTGGTGAATATGCTGTGTTTGAGACGTTTATGGACGATTTACGAGAATTGAACATAGGTTATCGTGATTATGCACAAACTGTTGTAAAGCTATTAGAGAAGTGGTTGAAGGAGAAGAAATTTTATCGGATACCAATAAATGTATTTTGTGGAGATTGGGCACTCAAGAAGTTTCAGACTATTAATAAGAGTGATTATGTAAGTGTGCCTGACGTAGATGATGATATTAAGACAGAAATATTACAGTCCGAATTACTAGTCGCAAGGAAATATGTAGACAGTAATTTGAAGGAAGTATGCAGGATGACTGAAATTGTAAAGGATTTGAAACCACTCTTGAGTAAACACTGGTTGAATTGTGATAAAGAAGAACGACCAAGTGCTGAAGTTACTGAAATATTGTGTGGAGAATATGGAATCAAACCTGTCAAAGATTACAATGCGCTTATAGGGAGATTGCAATGCCGGAAGTAGACATATATCCATTCGATAGAGAATTCAGATTAAAGATATTAAGTCTCATGCTTGACAGATATTGGATGAGTCAATATGGTACAACTGTAATAAGACCTGAATTCTTTGAGAAGGACGATGAGGAAGCTGTTGCAAAAGTTATTGTAAAATATTGGACAGATTACAAGATGTGTCCTACAAGTATGAACGACTTGACGACTTTATTAGGTGACGGTTACGTCGAGTTTCTCGAGTATTTGTATGCAATTCCATCACAAGAGAAGAGGTTAGCAGGTGATAAAGCACTACAGTGGGCAAGAGAACAGGCTGCTAAGATAGCAATTTTGGATTCTGTTGATGATATTGCTAAAGGTAATTTACAAAACACAATAGTCAGGATTAAAGAAGCCTTACGTGTTGGTGAAAGTATACAGAATACTGGTTTGGAAGTGATAAAGGATATTGATAAGTGGTTGTATGAATTATGGACACATAAAGTTAGAACTGGTTGGTACCATATAGACTCTTTACTTGAAGGTGGTTTAGGAGCAGGAGAATTAGGAATAATGCTCGCTCCTATGAATGCAGGTAAGTCTATGAGTCTTATCAATATTGGCTTTGGAGCAGCTTCCATAGGTTCAAATTGTAATGTTGTGCATTTCACACACGAGATGAGTCAGGAAATTACTGCGAAGAGGTATGCTGCTCGCACACTGTTCAAATTTCCATCACGTGATGGTGACCTTGAAGATTATGAACTGTCTCTGAAGAAGGCAGCCTCACACATCCTCACTGGTAAAATAAAAGTTATCGGTATGAGCAGTTCTAATATTGACAGAATTGATTCTCAACTTGAGAGACTTATTGACGAGGGATTCAAATTTGATCTAATAATAGACGATTATCCTGATTTGGTAGCTTCTACGAGGAAATATACTGAGAGAAGATTTGAGTTATCAGAGGTTTACAAGGAATTCAGAGACCTTGGCACCAAGTACGATGTACCAGTTTGGGGTGCTTCACAATCTGGTAGAAGTTCATTGTCAAAGGAAGTTATTACCATCCAAGATATTGCAGAAGATATCGGCAAGGCTGCTATTGCTGACGTAATTGTTGCTTTGTGTCAGACTCGTGATGAAGAACAGTTGAATGCTTGCAGACTGTTTATGGCAAAGGTTCGTGATGGTAATAAGAAGATGATGTTTGATGCGAAATATTATGGTAAGTCTCAGGCTATCATAACAACTGGTTTGTCGAAGAATAAGGACAAAGAGACAGATGTTTGACATAACCAGATTTATTTACAATAATTATCCAGAAGCCAAGGATTATGGTAATCCTGTTACTGATTTGCAGATAAGTTGTCCATTCTGTGTGTCAAACAATAAGTTGCATATGCACGTCAGCATAGTAAAGAATGTTGTTCACTGCTTCAAGTGTGGTTATGGAGGTAGTTGGATAACGTTCGTTATGGATGTACTGGGTTGTAGTTATGTTAAAGCATTAAGTGAATTGTATGTTGTGCCGAAGATAAGACATGACATAACAGACACGTTGATTAAGGAATTACAGAAGAAGCCGATTACACACAATAAAGAAGATTTGAAACTTCCTGAAGATTTTACACTTCTTGGAGATTCAGACTCACATGCTGCAAGACAGGCAATTAGGTACATGTCGAAAGTGAGAGGATTCACAAAGGAAGATTGGGAATTCTACAATATAGGTATTTGTATCGCGACTTTGCCTATGAGAGCAGTTATACCAATTGAAGATGGTTATTATCAAGCAAGAGCTATACCCAGTTGGTTGGAGCCTAAGTACTTAAATCCTAAGTCCGAAGCTAGATATTACTTATTTAACTCAGCAGCTTTGGAATTGTACGACGAGGTTGTTATTTGTGAGGGTGCATTCAGTGCTATGGCGGTCGGTAGGAATGCTGTAGCGTTAATAGGTAAGGAATTACCTTATGAGAAACTACAGAGGCTCCTGGAGTCTCCTGTAAAGGACTTTATTATAGCACTCGATTATGGTGCAGGTAAATTCGCTGTGTCTGTTGCTGACAGTCTGTACAAGGGTGGTAAGTCTGTCAAGTTGTGGAAATTTAAAGACGAGCGTGATCCTGCTGATGGTGGTGTTTATGAGGAATTACCTTACTCCTTTGGTTCGAAACTAAAAATGATGTTGTAACGTATATTAGTTATGGCACGATTAACACGTGGATTTAGGACGATAAAACCGTGACAAACCATTTACTTTTACAGAAAATGGGTGTATAATAATGTTATGACAAGTTATATTCAACAGGAGGATCAAATGACAAACGTAATTAAGACACAAAAGAACAACACAACAATTTGGGAACAAAGAAAAGAAATGGTTCTTCACACCATGGAGAAATTGAATTCAGAGCTTCATGAACTCCAAACAAAGTCTGTATTTTACTTCAACGAGTCTGACCATAGAAGAATTGTCAACATACAGTCTAGTCTTGGTAAGTGTGAATACATGTTGGAGAGAATAAACAGAAATTTGGGGTCAAAATGACAGCCATTAATTGTCCGCAATGTGGAAGCCTAATGGTTATCAGAGTAAGAAAGTCAGACAGAGGTAAATTCTTAGGTTGTTCAAGATTTCCTGATTGTAAGGCAACTATGCCAATGGGACAAGCCTCACAAATAATTTCCGACAGGAAAGTAGAAGTTGAGAAGGAATTCAAACCGTCACTTTACCAGCAAGCTATATTTGATTGGGTAAAAGGTAACGGTAAGTCTCTTGTCGTAGAGGCACTAGCAGGAAGTGGTAAAACAACTACTGGTGTGCAGATGCTGAAATATGTCCCACGTAATCTGGATATCGTTTATGTTGCCTTCAATAGACACATAGCTGAGGAATTGAAAACCAGAGTACCGTCAAACGTAAGGGTTATGACTTATCACGGTCTGGGTAACTCAGCAGTACACAATGCTTATGGAGACGTAAAACTTGACGAGTACAAGGTGGATAATTTGTTGGATGACATACTTGATAGGTACACACATAAGCATCTGTTTGCTAGCATCAAACATCTTGTCTCTTTGGTAAAGGGTAATTTAACCGGAACTTCACCAGAGGAGCTTGATGACTTGTCAACACATTATAACATAGAACTGAATGGTGACCGTGAACTAATCTTCTTAGCTGTTGCTGAGGTGATAAAGTTAGCAGCCTTGAAGACCAATGTGATTGATTTCGATGATATGTGCTGGCTTCCTGTATTCCACAACTTACCGACACGTAAGTATGATTTTATTTTTATCGATGAGGCACAAGACACTAACAAGAACCAGATTGCTTTAGCTCTTATGAGTGTGAAACCTAATGGCAGGATAGTAGCCGTAGGTGACCGTTACCAATCTATCTATGGTTTTCGTGGAGCTGATGTCAATGCAATTCCCAATCTAATTGAGAATTTGGAGGCTGAAACTTTACCACTTTCAATAACATATCGTTGTCCAAGATCACAAGTTAGGTTGATCAACGAAATGTTTCCTGACATACCACTCGAATGCGCAGACACTGCTAAAGACGGTGAAATCAGACATATTGCTAAAAGTGATTTCTTGAAGGAAGTAGTAGCAGGTAACATGGTCTTGTGTAGATGTAATGCACCTCTTGTACCTCCAGCATTTGAACTCATAAAGAGAGGTATCAAGGCTATTATACGTGGTCGTGATATTGGTAACAATCTTATGACCATAATACGTAAACTTAAGGCAGATTCCATCTCCGAACTCAACATAAAATTAGTAGAATATTGCCGTAAAGAAGTTGGTAAACTGGTGGACAGAGATAAGAATATAGCTGCTCAAAGTTTACAGGACAAAGTTGATACCATTCATGCTCTTATGGATGGGACTGGTACAATATCTGAATTGGAGGACAAGATTGAAACCATCTTCTCTGACAACAATGCAGGTGTAGTATTCTCTTCTGTACATAAGGCAAAGGGACTTGAAGCTGAGAAGGTTTTCATTCTAGAACCTGGTTTGATGCCTCATCCTAATGCGAAGCATGATTGGGAGAAGGCACAGGAGAATAATATAAAGTATGTGGCTTACACACGCAGCCTAGACCAATTGATTTTAGTAGCATGACAAGTTGTATTATAAACTGGAGGATCAGATGAAATTGACAAGCATCGACCAGCAATATGTAACAGACGTTATGAAAGGTTTGGAAGGTTTAGTTGTGTATTTAGCGAATTTGTACAGAAATGATGATAATGTGATGATGTCAACTGATGATATTATTGCAGAATTACATGAGGAGATTCTTAAAGGTTTGGGGTATTATGCTGGTAATAATTATCCACTAAAGGATATGATCAACATAATAAAACGTATGTGTTACAACAGGATAAGTGAGTTGCGATATAGGTATTATGTAACTTATCGCAGACACGAGAAGACTTCAGTTTCGTTGGAAGTTAAGATTGCACTCGACGTAGCTACTGATGAGGGTAATCCTGAGAAGTTGTTTGACAGTTCACAAAGAGTTGTCAAAGTATTTGAGTCATTAGAGTCAGAAGCAGCGAAACTCATATTCAAGAAAATAATAATTGAAAAGGATTTTCAATCCTCGAATAAAGAGGTTACGGTTTATAATCGTATGCGTATCGAGGATATTGCAAGTATTGTCGGTATTACACTGCAAGATGCAGCAGCTGGAATACGAGAAATTAAGACCATATATGCTGAGGTGATGAGCGATGACAATTTTGGATGATACTGAGAAGGATGCAATACAAGAAGCACTTACCAAGAAGGATTTGCTGGATATTGTTATCGAACTTAATATGGAAGAAGTTGAGATGGCAACACGGTACTCACAAGTTGTCGACTTGATTGTCAAAGACTTCGATGACAATGGTGTGCCTGAGTGGGGAGACTGCTCAAAATTATTGAGAAAGTTTCTTATGACAGCAAAGATAACAGATGCTACTGGAGAATTGATCGACACAGAAGCTGTCGAGGAAACCGCAAAGGAAGTTGCAAGCGACAGCGAGATAGATTATCCCGACTGTTATGGTTTTGCAGACTTGAAAGATCCAGCCTGTAACAGGTGTAAGGTTGTTGAATCTTGTTTGGTAAAGCACGAACAAATTAAGCCTCCCTGTTATGGTAAAGAATACTCAAGCACAGCACCAGAATGTGCGATATGTCTTGAGTGTGTGAAATGTGAGGAGTTAAGTAAATGACACCAATAATAAAGAATCCTAACGTACGTAGAAGATTGATCACAAGAGGTACGTTACCAGCTGAATTATTACCACCACCGTCTGCTGTATTTGGTGGTGAACAGGCTCAGGCACAGTTGGAAGAAGCTCTTGAAGCCGAGGGTGTTGAAGAGTATGATGATACGCCTATTGAAGAAGTAGCTAAACTTGAAGAACCTACTACACGTAGAATACCACACAATACAGTCAGGTTCAGCAAACCTTCAAAGGTAAAAGTAATTTCTTCTGAAGAAGAACCTTCAGAAGAAGAGTCTTTTACAGAGACTGAACCTGTGAAGGTTGAGAAGAAGTTCAAAGGTAAGAAGACTGGGACAAATCCTGTAGAAGACATCATGAAGGCAATGCGTTCTGGTGAAGCCATTATGATTAAGTGTGATGGACTGAATTCTTATCAGGTGTCTATCATACCGAATGATATTATTGTCTCAAAGACAGGATTTCGATATTTGAAGAAAGGCATTACTGGTAAACAATATTGGATCGAAGTCCTTAATCCAGAATTTACAGAGTGGGTTGAGAAGTGGGGTAAGATGACATACACTGAGAAGAAAGCATATGCTGATAAACTTGGTGTAGTCTGGAGACGTAGTGAGACCAACGAACGGTTGGATGTTATGAATATGGCTGAGGCTGTGCGTAAGGCTGAGAATATTGAGAAGTACAAGCCTGAGTACATGAAACGGACTGCTAGAGCAAAGATACGAGGTTAATGTGAAAATTGCGTATATGCGTTCCAATCAACCTACCGAATTGGATTACGAGATTGCATCCGTAAATATGTTAGGTACAGATATCAGACTTGGTGTGTTGGAAGGATTGATAGAAGAAGGTCATCAGGTTACTATAACTTCTTACGTTCCTGACAAACACAGACACGCTTTGCGTGGTGAAAGTCTTGGAAATTTTGACAACAAATGGATGACTATGTTGAAGTATGATCTCAATCCTGACATGGATAAGTTTGATTACATATTCGTAGAACCAGCTGCTGCAAATGCTATGTACTCGTACAATAGTGGAATTGTTACTGAATTTTGGGGAGGACTTACTCCACACTTCAAACAATTTGCGAATATTCTCGAGAAGTCTAAGGGTATTCCGATTGTAATCATACAGCACGGTCCAAATAGCCTAGAATTACCATTAGGTAGAATGCAGTCTGATCCTAACAAGTATGGTGAAGACTATCTTAAGTCTGTCAGTCCTAACAATATGCATAACATTTTCAAAGGATTCGATTACAGGGATCATAAGTGGATTCTTTGGACATTCGCAGCGAGTTCACAACATGTCATAAAGAATTCATCGAATTACAAATTATCTGATTTGAAATTCTATCGTACTGTCAATACACGTCTTGGATATTCTCCTCGTTATGACAAGAGGTTTGAACCTAGAAGTATAAAGGATGCTCTATTCGATCTTGTATTCGTCGGTAAGGTTGGTACAGCATTCAGAGGTGAACGTGTTCAGAGATTCTATGACACAGACGAGTATACCTCGCTTGTAGTTGGTAAAGAATGGGATACTCTGAGGTGGAGATATAAAGACAATATAACGATACCTGGAGCAGACAAGCATCACGGCAATGTTCAGTCTCATTACGAGAAAGGACTAGCCTGTGTGATATGTGTAAGCAAGGATTTAGCTATTAATGGTACTGAGGTAACAAGAGTTCCACAGGTTATTCAATCAGGCTGCCTTGCGATGTGTGATAATATGATTGCTGGTGCAGACCGTATGGTTGGTAGTGAGTTTATTGTTCACAAAGTTGAAGATGTTTGCAGATTATTGGACACATACACAGCATCTCAAGATAAATTCAATGAAGTTGTTAAATACCAACGTAGTTTATTACCTACGTGGCAGTCTTTGATGAGTGAGGTGTTGTATGCTTAGTCAAGATACACCATCCTCTGTGTCAAGATTCTTCAAATTTATGTTGGAGCGTCATACTATTTATCTCAGTAAGGTAGCTGGATTACCATTCCCTTGGACAGATGATCCTATTCTACGGAGATACAAATTCTGTAATGTCTTCAGGGAATTAGACACAGGGACTGTTTGGTGTAGAGAACATATTATTGAACCGTTTGCAAATCATCCTGAATTATTCTTCAATATAGCTGCTTACAGATCAATAAATCGTTTGGAATCTTGGGAAGATATTTACGAGGTAGAACAAAGTTATACTGGTTTGCGATTTATAACAGAATACGTCTCCGAACGTGTTAAGCTGACTTTGAATCACAGAAAAATGCTTGGTAAACCTATCTTTACTGGTGCTCACATGTTATCAGGAGTTGGTGGTTCAGACAAGATAGAAATGTATACTGACAAGACTTGGAGGTTCTTGTGGGACAATCGCAGGGAATTAGAACCTAAAAGTTATGATAATTTGCAAACAGCATTTGAACGATTGGTAATTGGTAAAATACCTGCTATTGGTAGATTCCTTGCTTATGAGATTGTTACAGACCTTAGGCACACACGTTATCTTAAGAACGCTAGTGATATTTATACTTGGGCAAATCCAGGTAATGGTGCTAAACGTGGAATTATGCGCATCTTCTATGGGAGATTATTAGACAGGATTGTGTCTGACGATTATAGCCTAGATTGTATGAAGAATTTATTACTTATGAGTAAGGACTATTTGCCTGACCAATTTCCACAATTAGAATTGCGTGACATCGAACACACCTTGTGTGAATTTGACAAGTATGAGCGCACAAGGTTGGGGGAAGGCAAGCCTAGAATGAGATATGTACCCAGCAAGTGATAATATAGGTTTGATGTGGGGATCTCCACATCCAAAGCAAACTTTCCAAAAATTTGCTGAGGAAGGTGTTGAGTACTTCAAAAGAAAGTATGGCTATATGCCAACACGAATTGAATACAGAATAGAAGATGGTGTCATTGATATACCGGGAATCGTGTGTAAAGCAAAGTCTACTGGTCATCAAAGACATACAATAATGTTATTTCCGGCAATTGAACATGACCGTTGACAAGTTGTATTAAGCAGAAATTATCATCGGAGGTAAAGATGGACAATATGGTGAACGTAACAAAGGTTAGTCTGGATCAGGTCTCAGAAGAGGCTGTTGAAGCATTCACAAAGAGATCACACATTGACACTCGAGAAATTGTCAAGGTGTTGTTAGCAAAGAATGCTGATTATGGTGATGCTTGGCAGAGATACGGCATCTTCACACCTCTGATCAGAATAAATGATAAAATTCTGCGTGTCAAAACCTTGTCTGGTGGTGCACAGGCTATGGTAGCAAGCGAGAACATCGTAGACACTTTACAGGATATTGTTGGATATGGTCTTCTTGCTCTGTTGAAGTTGAGGAATAATCCTGACTTGGGAGATTCGAATCTTGTCCCTGAAGAATTGATTATCCAAAGTCTTCCTGATGTCAATGAGGGACATGATCCACAACCTGATATTACAGATAAACTCTAATGAAAGGTGAAATCTGTCTTAAGTGTAAATTACACGAAACTTGCAAGAATCCCTTTATGGACTCTTCAGGTTCAGTTTCTCCACGTGTGTTGGTAATCGGTGAAGCACCAGGAGAAACTGAAGACAAAAGAAACGAACCTTTCGTAGGTACTGCAGGTGAATTATTCAGGAATGTCTTGTCAGAAGTTGGGTTCAACCTAGACGACATGAGATTTACCAACGTCGTTCGGTGTAGACCTCCTAATAACAAAATAACTCAGACTGCCATAAATTATTGCAGTCAATTTGCACTCGAAGACATAGAAACTTACAATCCGGAAATGGTTATTGTTACCGGGAATAGTGCCTTGCAAGGTATCTTAGGTGAGAATGGCATAAAGGATTGGAGTGGTAACATCATAGAGAAGAATGGCAGGATTTATGTACCTGTTTACCACCCAGCTTACATATTACGTAATAAGACAGCTACTGACGAATGGTTGGAAAGTTTACTGAAGGCTTGTGATGCTCTTGAAGGTGTGTTTGAGGAAGAAGTTGGTTCGTCATTACAGATTGTATTACCGAATACGATAGCACAAGTACAGGACATGCAAGAGTATTTATCAAAATATGAGAAGATAGCGTACGATGTTGAGACATCCTCATTAGATCCATATTCCAAGAGCAATTTTATGTTAGCTGTGTCATTCGCAGCTGGTAATAAGATGTTCAGTCTTCCGACTAGACATCCGGAATCATACTGGAAAGGCTCGGATTTAGTAAGAGTTGAAAAGATAATATGTGAGATATTGGACGAACATGACGGTAAGTTAGAGGGACAGAACATAAAATTTGACTTACTTCACACAAGAGCACAATTTGGTAAAATGTACAGAGCTTGTGATGACACAATGTTACTCAGTTCTCTTATTGATCCAGCACCAGGTAAGCACGGTTTGAAACGATTGTCTGCTACTTACTTAGGCTGGTATGATCATGAGAGTGAGATGGATGAATATGCTCGTGAACATCCAGAAGCTGATGCTAAACGTAAAGGTACGTACGCGAAGATGCCTTTGAAAATCTTATTGCCTTACTCAGCAAAAGACTCTGGTGCTGTGTTATTATTACGTGATATTTTGTATGAGAAACTTACTCATAAACAAAAAATTTTATATGACGAACTTGTAATGGAAATTTCCAATTTCCTTACAGAGATTGAATACAATGGTATGACGATTGATAAGTATATTGCTGAGAGATACAAGAAGATTTACGGAATTGTAGCAGAAGAGCTTTATGAGAAGTTATTACAAGATAAATTAGTGAAACGTATGACAAAGGATAAGCATCTCGATCCTAAGAATAAGAAGTGGAAATTCAATCCACGTTCTTCTTTACAGATGGTTGAATTTGTATATGTTTATGGTAAGATGCCGATTACAGTACGTACAAAGAATGTTGATAAAGCGAAATGTATGCCTTCAACAAAGGCAGCCGTTCTTGAGACTTACATAGACAGAATGCCTGTGTTGAAACCTTTATTGTATTACAGAGTCTTGAGGAATGCTTTGTCAAAGTATTTGGATGCTGCCTTGACGGCTAAATGGTTATCTGACGATGGTATGGTGCACACAAACTACAAGGCAAACGGTACGGAGACAGGACGTATAGCCTCAGAACATCCTAATATACTTAACATACCAACTGAAGAGAAAATGCCTGGAACTCTTCTTGAGTATTTACCAATAAAGAACATATTTACTTCAAGGTTTGGTAAAGATGGTGTGTTGTTGTCTCTTGACGAGTCTGCAATGGAGTTGAGGGTAATCTCTTCTGTAGCTGAATGTGAGCCTATGTTAGACGCTTTTAGGAGTGGTAGAGATATTCACACAGCTGTGTCTTCTATGGTTACTGGCATAGATTATGATAAAATTGACAAAGAGACACGATATTATTACAAGCGTGTCAATTGGACAATCATCTTCGACGGCACAGCTAATACTCTACACACAAGGTACAGAATTCCTATGAAGAAAGCTGAGCAGTTGTTTGAAGATTACTTCAACGAATTTCCACAAATTGCAGAGTATATCCAGAATACCATAAAATCTGCACGTAAGACAGGCTATTCCGAAAGTCCGTTTGGTAGAAGAAGATATTACACTTACATAAGAGGTGCTGATGATTCTCCAGCAAAGGCTGCCGACGAACGGTCGTCTGTTAATATGCCGATACAATCAGCAGCATCTGACATATTGTTCATCTCAGCCATAATAGCACGTAAGGAAATGGTAAAGCGTGGGATGGATATGACAAAGATATTCTTGATTAACACGGTTTATGACTCAGTTGTTATTGACTGTAAGAAGGAAGTTGTTGTTGAAGTTGCTGAATTGTTCAAGGAAATTATGGAGAATGTAATCTATTGGGCAGGTATCTATATGCCGAAAATAGATTTCAGTTGGTTGATTTGTCCTCTCAAAGCTGATGCGGAGATAGGATCTCATTATGGTAACAAGATTAAATTAGAAGATTGGATTAAGGAGAATGCTCATGGTGTTGCCGGATAGTACCATTACTGAATTAGCAGAGAAAGGTATGATAGAACCTTTCTACAGTAAGGGACGTATTACAGGCAGATTGTCTTATGGTGTATCGTCATATGGTTATGATTTAACTCTTGGAAATATTTTCAAGGTGTTCAAGCGTAAACCAGAAGGAGGTATTATTGATCCGAAGGCTGAATTTGATCAAACATTACTTGAAACGTTGGTTGGAGAAACTTGTCTAATACCACCAAATTCCTTTGTTCTTGCACACTCTGTAGAGTATTTCAAGATACCAAGGGATATTATTACCATTGTGCTCGGTAAAAGTACCTATGCTCGTTGTGGACTTGTAGTCAACCTTACAGCACTTGAACCCGAGTGGGAAGGACAAGTTACAATTGAGATTTCAAATACTACTCCTATAGCCGTAAAGGTTTATGCAGGAGAGGGCATTGCACAAGTTATATTCTTACGAGCAGAGAAGGTTTGTAACGTGTCTTATGCAGACAAGAAGGGTAAGTATCAAAACCAGACAGGTGTTACTCTAGCAAGGAGTTAGTTGATGGTTGATAAAGTACCAACTGCTGAGGAATTGATGGGATTGCACTCTGACCTTGTGTTAGAGACTTATGGTAGACCGTACAGAATAACAGTCGCAGGTAGAAATTCAACTGGTCTTGTTGCTCGTTGGCATTATAAGAATTTCAAATTGACGTTCACAAGAATTATTGGAAATGAACCGATAAACAATAGAGAAGTATCTGCATATTTTGTAACAGAAGTTTATATCAAGGAGAGCAGGAATGACAAACCAACCCGCAAACGGCACAAACGTAACAAAAAGTGAAGAACCACTGAATTCAGTAATTGATGAAATAATCGGTTCAGTCATTGTAGTAAAAACTCTGAAGGGTAAGAAGAGGTTCGATATTGGTAAACTCTTCATGATCGACCAAAATCTTATCTCTGATGAGATGTCGTCTCAGGCTTCTATGTATGGCTTCTTTGCTATCCTGGCTGCTGAAGCAGACAGAATTTCCGCATTGAAATCCATGTTGTATGACCAGGAAACTGCACAGGCAGACGAATCTTACAGACAGCAGCTGGAACTTGATGGTAAGAAGTACACCGAGGCAGTCGTAAGGTCTATGGTTATCAGGGATGAAGAATGTGTCAAAGCTCTGACAGCAAAAGAGGATGCGGATTATGACCTTAACATTCTCAAAGCCATTGTAAGAGCGTTCGAACAACGTGCTATGATGTTACAGTCGTTAGGTTCCCAATTACGACATGAATATGATATGCAAGGTATGCATACAAAGGAATCTGACCTCGAGCAAGCGACAGAGAAACTTAAGTCAACGATAACACGCAGACGTCTTCACACAGAAGGAGAGGGTTTATCGGAGAAGTAACGTTGACAAGTTATATTACTTAGAGAATGAGCGAAGGATTGTATCCCATGCTCTGCTTAATTCAACCAAGAAGGAGTTTAAAATGGTAAAAAGTAATGCTGATCGTCTTGCTGCATTGCGAGACAAATTATCAAAGGTAGATTTGCGTTCTGGTGGGGGTGGCTTCTTCTCTCCTCCGGATGGCAGGTCTATTATCAGAATTATGCCTGAAACTGGTGAGATGACCTTCTTTTATCAACAAGTAGGCACACACACGATGCCAGGCACAGACAACAAGAAATATTTCTACTGTCCGAACTTCACAAGTGAAGGTGAACTGGACTGCCCAATTTGTGATTACATTGAAGACCTGAAAAGAGCAGGTGACAAGGCTTCAACCGCTCTCGCGAATACACTGCGTGTTAAGCGTAAATTCTGGATGAATGTGATCAATCGTGATCAACCGAACGTAGGACCTCAAATTTTCACACCTGGTGTAATGGTATTCTCACAGATCTCAAGTCTTATCAGTGATCCGGATTACGGTGACATATTCGATATCAAGGATGGTATTGACATCATCATCGAACGTAAAGGACAGAAGCTGGAAACTGAGTATCAAGTCAAGCCTCGCCGAGATTCCAGTCCTTTGTCTGATGATGAAGATCAGGTGAAGGAATGGCTGGACAAGGCACGTGATCTTACTCCAGTTGAAGTGTCTGACAACAAGGAAGAAGACGCTGAAATTGCCAAGGGACATGTGTTGTATGTACTGCCTTATGACCGCCTCAAACGTGAATTCGAAAGTGCGGATGAAGACTTGGATGAAGTAGCCGAGGAAGAAGAGGAGGTAAGACCTCCAAGACTTCCTAAAGGTAAATCAGTTGTACGAGTTGCTGCTACTCCTCTCGGAAGGGTCGGTGCTGTAACCAGACACAAAGCATCTGATCCTGAAGAAGAGGAAGAGGATGATCTCGAAGATGAAGACACACCTGCTGCCAATCCGGTTGCGGATGAAATAAATACCCGCACCATACGTAGGAGTTTACGTAGACCGGGAAGGTAATTGGTTGCCTTATGTTCGTAAGGGTGGTTGAGAAGAAACTCAGCCACCCTTTAGGATAAAGATGAAAATACTGCACTTCTCAGACACTCACGTAGGAATAGATACTCATGGAACCATAGATCCAGATACGAAATTGAATATACGTACTCTGGATGTGCTGGATTCACTTGACGCTATGATAGACATGGCTGTCGAAGAGAATATAGATTTAGCTCTCTTCGCTGGTGATGCCTTTCATAGACACAGTCCGAATCAATCTCACGTCAATGAATTCGGGAAGCGTATATTACGGTTGAGAAAGCATTGTCCTGTCGTACTTCTCGTAGGTAATCATGATATGCCTGGAGGTGACAGAGCCTCAGCTTTGGAAATTTACAAGACACTCGAGGTAGAGGATGTCGTAATAGCAAAGAATTGTGAGATTCTACAGATCGAAACTAAGAGTGGTGTTGTGCAGGTGGTAACTATACCGTATCCGAACAAATCTTGGATAAACTTAAAGACATCAGGAAGAATTGACACAACAGAAATGTCAAGATTGTTGAAGGAAGAGACGACTTCGAGGATACAGAAATTGGCAAAGAGGGTTGACAAAACATTACCAACAATATTACTTGGTCACTTCACAGTGGAGGGTTGTCAATTTGGATCAGAACGTCCTTTACTTGTTAGTGCTTATGAGGCAGCAGTATCATTAGAAGAACTGGTACTACCTGTCTGGGATTATGTAGCACTTGGTCACATACACAAACATCAGAATATTTCCAAAGACATGGAGTATGTGCCTCCAATAGTTTATTCAGGCTCAATAGATAGGGTGGACTTTGGTGAGGAGAAGGACAGCAAAGGTTTTGTCTTATTGGAAATAATCGATAAGAAGGTAACTTGGGAATTTATTGACGTCAATGCTAGACCATTCTATACATTAGAATACAATGTGAGAGGTAAGGAAGCTACTGATAAAATATTGAATAAGATAGACACCCACAAGAGTCTAGACGGTGCAGTTGTAAGAGTCATAATAACCCCAGCAGACACAATAACACATTTATCGTTAGATGAAGATAAGATAAAGACTTATCTTCTTGATAAAGGTGTATTCCTTATAAATCGTTTTACTGTAAAAAGACCTGAAGACCTTGCAACAGAGCAGGGATCAAAAAGAGGTATAATCTTAGATACAATGATGAAACCTGCTGAAATGCTTACAGCCTATCTAGACAGTATAGGAAAGTCCGATAAGGAAATAAGAAGTCTTGGTAATTTATTTGCTGATATACAACACACATGTGAGGTAGAGAATGTCAAACCAATCAGAGAATACTAAAAAAGAACCTAACGAATTAGTAAGTAACATACTCAAGGATTTGAGCACTAAGAAGTCCCACAAGTTTGACGTCAGTTTATTGTCTGATGAAAATTCTCCTTGTGTTGTAACAGAATGGTTATCTACAGGCTGTTTGGCTTTGGATACCATCATGGGTGGAGGATTGCCTTATGGAAGAATTACAGAAATTTACGGTGATAATTCAACAGGTAAGTCCCTTATAGCTGCTCAATGTGCTGCCATTGCACAACAAGATTCTATACCTGTTGTTTATGCCGATACAGAATCAGCCGTCAGTTTGGCTATAATGAAAGCTGTTGGAGTAGATATAGACAATCTCATCTACTCAGCACCAGACACAATTGAAGATGTCTTTGACTTGTTCGAAAGTTCAATAAAGGCAAAGGCAGCAAGATCGAAGGATTCGAAGATGTTGATAATTTGGGATTCTGTAGCTGCTACTTCTTCTAATCTTGAGATGGAATCTGAGTACGGTAAGGCTTCTATGGGACGTCATGCTCAATTGATATCCCAAGGTTTGCGGAAATTTGCTCGTCAATTGGCAAAAGAACATATTGCTGTCTTATTCCTCAACCAAACTCGTGAGAAGATTGGAGTGATGTTTGGTGATAATGTTACCACATTTGGAGGCAAGGCAGTAGGATTCTATGCCTCAATACGTATTCAGTTGAAGATGGGACATAAGATCAAAGAGAGTGGTAAGATAGTCGGAATCGAATCTAGAGCACAAGTTATCAAGAATAAATTGGCACCACCTTATTTGTGTGCTGCATTACCAATCTTCTTTGGTCACGGCATTGATGACGAATTGGCATCATTCTACTATTTGAAGGATGCTAAGTTGTTAGAACAATCTGGATCATGGTACAGAATTGAAGGTATACCTGACAAATTCCAATTGTCAACATGGTCAACTGTTTACGACAAGAATTACGATTTGATTGCTGATCTTATTTCCAATTCCCAAATAATTGACAGTACTGATGACACGGAAGATTTGACAGAAGACACAACTACTGACGAATAGGATAGTATGTCTGATACTTTATTATTGATAGATGGAAATAATCTTGCATACCGTTGTAAATTTGTATTCCAACTGTCAAACAGAGGACAGGATGTCTCAGTAACTTATGGTTTTCTCAAGGTCTTGGAATCGTTTATAAAGAAGTACAAACCTGTCAGTATAATCGTAGCATGGGACGGTAGAGTTCCAAAGTTCAGAAGATATCTTGTACCAGAATACAAGATAAACAGACACAAGGATGAAGATCCAGAAGAACGTGCTGACTTCAATCGTCAGATGAATGAATTGCATAACTATACATTACCAAGAATGGGAATACTGAGTGTCAGGAGAAATTATATTGAAGCAGACGACTTATTACACCAAGCGTCTTTAATATCGTCACACACTGAGAATATCATAGTTACTGGTGACAAGGATTTATTACAATCTTTGTCTCCGACTACCAAAGTACTGAGTCCTACTAAGAATGTGCTTTATGATGTTGCTAAATTCGAAGAAGAGTACGGAATAAAGTTGTCAAAGTTTGTTTGGTGGAAAGCACTGCAAGGGGATGGAAGTGACAATATACCTGGAATATACAAAGTAGGTGAAGTAACTGCGACCAAATTACTTAACGAATTTGATTCAATAATTGCATTGTTTAGTAACATAGAACAGGGGATATTCAAAGGTAAGACTGCTGAACGTATAAGAGAATTTGGATACGAGAGGCTCGTAAAGAATTATAGGGTGATGAATCTAACACAAGACAGGACTGGTGCAAGGTTTGCAATAAATGAAGAATTGAAGTATTACAAACCAGCCGATAAGAATTTGGTAAAGAACTACTTCCTCAGGAATGCCTTTATATCTTTATTAGACACCTTACCTCATATGACATCGAACTTGCAAATTCCAAGAATTAATATGACGATGAGATATCCAACAGTCTTTGAAGAGAGGATTCCAATTGAAAATATTTGACTCTGTGAGAGTAGCAGAACTTGTGAAGTCATGGTTGGACACACGTGATAACGATACCTTAGATAGCATTCTTGAGGAGACAAGACCTTTAGCAGAGTACATAGCACGTAGATATACTCCTGATTCTCCAGAAGATTTGACACAAAGTGCTCTTATGAAGGTAATGGCTTCCTTAGAACATTATAATCATGATATTTCCAACATACACACTTACTTCTCAACCGTAATACGTAATTCTTGCACAACTCAGTACGTAAAGGATAAGATACTAGGTGCTTGTGAGATTACTACCTTAGAAGATATAGAGAATTCTTCATTACTTCAAACGTTTGATGTGTCTGATATTGAGGAAGATTGTTATGTCGCTGACTTGATACTCAGGAATATAAATAGATTTCCAAGTTTGAAACCTGCTGTTGTCGGGAATGTGACTAAATTGATTTATGTACATACCAGAGATGGTATACATAATAAGAGTCGTGGTATTGTAAGTGAGTTAGTACGTAAATTGAAGATAAACAGAATCCAAGCAAAGACATTGTACAGAAGTACAATAGCTCATATGCGTATGAAGCACATAACAAATTCACAAATAACAAAGAATGAGGCACCCGAGATGTCCATATTACCAGAAGTCAAGGAATTTCTTGGTAATAAGAAGTTTGAGGAATTTGTGTGTGTGTTTTCTGGAATTACAATCAACATAAAGTGACTTTGTCTCTTCTTTGTAAGGTAAATTTACTTAGAGGTTAATATGCTTAGAACACACGCAAGAAATTTGTACATTGGTACTACTGTTGAGCGAACAGCCTTGGCAGCCTCTTTACCAACAGACGGTATTGGTGCTACTTTCTATGATACAGACTTAGACACAGTTTATGTGTGGAATGGTACGATTTGGAAATCACTTGGAGGTAGTGGTAGTGTAGATGCGTTCATAGACCTTGCTGATGTACCTGCAGCTTATACAGATCAAGGTGGTAAATTAGTCAAGGTAAACGTTGGAGAAACTGGTTTGGAGTTTGTTGCACCATCAGCTGGTGATGGAGATGTTGTTGGTCCGGAAGGTGCTGTTGGTGATAATTTACCACTGTTTGATGGTCTGACTGGTAAGCTGATAAAGGATTCTGGTGTTGCATTAGCTGACTTAGAACCTGTCAGGGGAGATGACGACAATTATGTAACAGATGCTGAGAAAACGGTTATTGGAAATACTTCGGGTACAAATACTGGAGACCAGCAGGGAGATGGAGTTACAGTTACTGGAGCTGGAACTCTTGCTGATCCGTTTGTTGCAGTTGGGGATGGAAAGGTAACTCCTGCCTATGGAGTAGCTGATGTTTTTGGATTTGGTAACGCAGGTAGTTCCGGATGGACTGGAACAATAAATGGAGCTCCAAGTGGGGCTGTCATAACCTACACTCATGTCTCAGGTAACAAAACATCTTTAAAGCCTCTTGCAACATTGTTAGCCAGACAACGGTTACACAACATTACAAGAGGAGAATATGGGCTTATTTTAACCTCAAATGATACGTCTACGATTACTCTAACTGAGAATGTACCTGTAACTTGGCAATCAGGAGATACCATTACTACAAATAGTCCAACGGTTAATCTAGCAGGATATGTGGATATTGAATTTATAGATGGGGTAGGTGTTGGGGTCAATGGACTTTTCCTTCTACTTAATTTAAAAGACACCGCTGCGGTGGGTGCTACTGTTGTCATCCATCCTTATGCAGCTTATAATACAAGAAAAGCAATAGTACTCTATACACAAGTAGTAAATATATTTTTCAATGCAGTTGCTCCAGTCGCTATTATCTCTGATTGTTTTGTTTTAAAATGGGAGGCTGGAGGCGTAAACACAGAAACAGTTACTGTTCGGTTTGTTGCTGAATTCTGAAATCAATGAGAAAGGTAGGAGAAAATGACTGATGAATTAATTTTTTCGGATATAAGTCATCTTTGGTGTTAAGGGTGTGTTAGACACCATAAAATGGTTGAAACTAAACAAGGATTATTCTTATGCGTGGATTAAGATTGCTTCAGCTGTTGTGTTAGGTTTAGCTTCCATAACTTATTCTTATTTATTGATAAGAACATTTATTCCTATGAGTGTTAGTGAAAATTATTGGTTTGGAGCAGTTCCTATCAGAATTTTGATCACACTATTCACAGTCATAATGGCAACAGGTGCGAACATAAGAAACATATACAGGAGATAATCATGGAATCTAACACTACAACAGTAAGCATTATAAAAGAATGGATAGGGATTATACTTTTGTTAGTATCTCTTTTGTCTTCTGGTGCTTTATGGCTGAAGTCTAGGAAAATGGATAAGTATACTATAAATAAAGAGAAATTTCAAGCAAAGGGAGAAGAACTAACCTATACTGAGAAACTTGAAGCTATTCTTGATGAATTGAGAGAAGATATCACAAAACTTCAAGACGAACAGAAGAAGACAAACCAGATGCAGAAGAAAACTGAACAAACTGTTGTCTATCTTAAGTGTCAGATAAAGAATTATCAAGCCTTGATAAATGCTTTGGTTGGTCAATTACAGAAAGCAAACATAACACCTGTCAAGATGGAGGATGTAAAGGTTGCTGATTGTGAGGAGTTGATTATCCCGTGAAGGTATATCTAGATCTGTGGCAAGCTAACAAGATTATCAACTATGAAGCCATTGCTGGTAACATAAATGGTGTTTGGTTCAAATTGGTTGATGGAGATAATCCCAAAGATCCTCTATTTGATGAGCAATTCGGAAAGTCTTTAGGAATATTTCCAAGAGGTGTTTATGCATTCCCAAAGGCAGAGTGGTCTCCAATACAGAATTATGACAGAATAATGTCTTTGTATCCTGCAGAGGATGGCGAATTACCATTCCTATTGGATATGGAGAAGGATAACATAAAACCTCCACAACAACAAGCTGACGAATTACACGAATTGCTCACAAGAATTGACGTAACACTTGACAGATTATCAATAATTTACACATTCCGACCTTGGTGGGAAGAGAACATAGCACCCGCAAAGCCTGATTGGTGTTGGAATCACGAATTTATGTTAGCACAACATTTGTATGCGGGTGGTAGGACAATTAAGAAGTTGTCTGACATTGAACCGTGGGTTGTGAAGCTGCTTAATGAGATAAGTGGTGGTTGGGCTGAAATGTTACCTTATGGTAAAGTACCACGTTATATGCAAGTTCTTGGTCCAAGAGCATTAAATCTCAAAGAGATTACCAAAGACATTGACGTAATAGTAGAGAGAAATTCTGAAGTGGAGGACACAATGAAAATGTTTTATCCTGTTGATGAAGGCATATTTACAATATCGCAACACTTTGGTGAAAATCCACAGTGGTATACTAAATCCAAAGGACACAATGGTATTGATTGGGCAACTCCTGTAGGAAGTAATGTGTACTGTACTATGGACGGTATAGTGGTTGTCTCTGAAGACAGAAAAGAGGAGACCGGATACGGACGTCAGATTCGTATACAGTGTGCAAATGGTATTACGCTTATCTATGGTCACTTGTCTGAACGTTTGGTAAAAGTTGACGATATTGTAATTGGTAAACAGCTTATTGGTAAAACAGGTGGAGCAACTTCTGATCCATATTCTGGTTATTCAACGGGACCACACTTACACTTTGAGATAAGACTTGCATCTGGTGCTCCACAAGTGCCTGGAGGTTATGCTTATGGTGCAATTGATCCTGAGCCTTTATTGGTCAGTCATGATTATGGTGGTGAGGAAGCCAAACCACTCTATCTTGTAAGAACATTGATTTCCAACCTAACAGTAAGAGCAGGAGCAGGTAAACACGCTTCTGCCTTACGTAATGCTGGTTTAGGTGAATTTAATGTGTACGAAGAACGTACCATTGGAGACGAGAAGTTTGTAAGGATTTCCAAGCTGCTAAATGAGTGGATCAACATAACCTATCCAGAATATGTTATAGTTGTCTTACCCAGTGTGCCTGAAGAACCTATCGAGTTTGTTAAGTGGATTCAAATGTTGAGTGATTGGGCAAAGACACAAGGGTT